TAACCGACCGGTCAGGCCCCTACCCCTAGGGGCAACCCCCCTGCCCCCTCCTGACCTGCGACGATGCACTGCACAGCAAACAATCTCATGCCTCGAGCCTCGCATACCGCGGGCTCATATGTCAACTAGCAAACACCTCGAGTAATGCGAATACGCCCTCTACCTGCACGTATGTCGATGCCGGCTCAACACCACAGCAAACACACACATACATACGCACATACACACAGCACACATGTGTGTGTGCATCTACCTGCAGGTATGCCATCAGCAGCAACCGCATATGGACATGCATACCGACTCGATAGTGAGCAGCTTCTCAGGCATAGGTGTGCTCACCTGGTCACCTGGTCGCATGCTCACCTGGTCGGCGCTGGTCGGCGCTGTGCGCTGGTCACCGGCCGGATACGGCCGCATATGCCCGGATATGTCACCTAGGCCCGGATACGGCCGCACAGCGGCCCATATGGCCATGCTCTGCTCTGGTCGCGATAGGCCCGGTAACGGTGCGATAGTGAGCAGCTGATCAGCGCGGGATAGGTGGCACAACGGCCGGATACGGCCGCCGACGGTGCTCAGAACGGCCGGTAACGGCCGGATACGGTGCTCAGCGCGGCGCCCATCGGCGCCAAACCCAAGCCGCTGACCTGCAGGTTCTCAGAATGTGGGACGAATATCGGGGTCTGTCTTGACACCCAATCCGATCTGTGATTATCTATTGGCACAACGGAATGAGGGAGCACGACGGAGGCCCAAGTTCCGCGATGTTTCAAAACTAAATATTTGCAGTTCTGACCAGGCGGGTTGACACCCAATCGGCACCGTGCTACGGTGGTAACACAACTTCAGAACGGCGACAGGGTCTCGGAGTACAAACCCCGCGTAGCGGGTAGGGCCAGAGTCGGGCGTGAACTAGGGTCACGCTTTCCTCCCCCACTCCACTTGACAGCCAATCGCCAACCTGATAGAGTGAGAATCACAACAGCACGACCTGATCTTTGAGAACTGCATAGTGGCGCGGCCTAGCGATAGGTCGGCGGTGAGTATGGCGGATAAGGACGATCCCCCGCGTACTTCGCACACCGTCAGCATTCCCCCGAACGGCATTCCAGCCGGTCAACTGAGCGCGTGGAGGCAGTTGGACGTGAGTTTGGTAATCCGGGCAAGGGATCATGCGACTGGGTCATTGGTCTGAGAACGGCATATGTGCTCTGAGGTTTGATTCCTCAGCGACCCCAGGGGATGGCTCGGGTAGTCATCGCGAGGTGGTTCGAATCCACCCCATCCCGCTCCTGTAGCAACTGAGCTTTGATCGAGAGGATTGACATGCACGAACACCGTGAGGTACGGGTTACGCCCCGCAAGAGCATCCGGCAAGACTTCATCGCCCCAGATCTGAGCCCGGTTCGTAGGGTTGACCTCGAGCTTGACAAGGGACTCAAGGGGTGGACTGACTACGAGACCAAGGTGCCAGACATGGGCCTGGTCGACGGTGGCAAGGAACGCGCTGCCGCTGAAGAGTTCGATCGGATGACCGTAGGCACCGTGGTTCGCAAGGTGTCGACCAGCAAGGCACGGGTTGCCAGCAAGACAGGCCCGAGCGATCACTACCGAGCGATGCAACTCCGGGCTGCCAAGCTCGCTGCTCGGTCCTAATCTTGACACCCAATCGAAAGGCGTGTAGACATGAAATCGCAAGAGCGCGTTTACATCACAGGCATCGGGTGGGTTGTCTGCAAGGGCAACCACTACGAGATCGAGAGGGTTCGGCGATGACCGGCACGGAGCACGACGCAAGGGATGACATCGCCCGAGAACTGATGACCTGCAGCGAACTGCTCGCTGACGAAGGTAACGAGACCGATTCACGCAAGGCGTGGCTTGACGCGGCCCGAGTCGTGAACTGCGAGGTCTCGATCAACGTCGGGATCAAGCTGATCTGCAGGTACGAGAACCTGCTGGAAGGGATCTAGACATGGCATCGCTCAAGCGATCGAAGGACCGCAAGGTAACCAACGCGGTCAACGCCAAAGGCACCGCCGCGATGGTGGCCAACAGCATCGGCCTGCCCTCCGGGCGAGCCTTCTCCTGCACCGATGCGACAGACTTCTGCGAGGTGATCTGCTACGCAGGCAAGCTCGAGAAGATCTACAAAGGCGTGAGCGCGGTGCTCCTGCACAACTGGGAGCTACTGCGTGAGGCTTCCCTCGAAGACACCGTGACCATGCTCAGCGAGATGGTTGCCGAGTTCGTCAAGGAATCGGAGAAGCGCGGTGCTGAGAAGATCTTCCGCATCCACTGGGACGGAGACTTCTTCTCGGGTACGTACGTAGCTGCGTGGGCTCGGGTGATCCGAGACTTCGGTGATGTCCAGTTCTGGGCGTACACACGGGTCTCGTCGGCCGCGATGTTCCTGCACGCTCAGAAGCTGTCAAACCTGGCGCTGTACTTCTCGGGTGACCGAGACAACGTCACGGTGGCTCAGTTCCTGGCCACGCAAGGGATCAACGTGGCGTATGTCGACCGCACCTTTGCGGAAGGCAAGGCGGTGTTCCCGGAGGCTGTGCGCTGCCCGGAGAACAACGGAGCGATCGCTCTGATCAGCGACAAGGGATCGGCCTGCGCTCGGTGCGGGCTGTGCGTCAACGGCCGCAAGAGCGTGCTGTTCTCAGCAACCAAGAAGTGAGGTAGGCATGGCAAGGCACCGACTGACCACGGACTTCGCAAACCGCGAGGGCGTGAGGTACCTCAGCGTCTACGGGACGCTGTGCAGCACGTCGCAAGGGTTGCCCATCGCAGCCCTCGGCCGTCGCATCGATGTAGGCAACACCTGGAATGAGGGCGAGGAATGAGCAAGTCAGAGCTTGTCAAGCACATGAGGGCACACTCCACCACCTACGCGAGGGATGCGCTGTACTGGGGCGAGCGTGGCCACCCACAGGAGGCACGGTTCGCACTGGGCAAGAGCGAAGCGTTCGCCACCGCTGCCGCGTGGCTCGAAGAGACCGAGATCGAAGAAGGGACCAAGCCCGAATGAGCAACAGCCTGCACATCATCTACGCGGCGCTCGAGAACGCGGTGTACGAAGCCATCGACGCGGGGACCATCGACCCCGAAGAGTTGGACGGCCTGCCTCGCTCGACCGTGTTCTACCCGGAGCCCGGAGAGCCTTGGGACGAAGACGACGTAGCTGCCATCCGTGCGGTCGGAGAGTCCGACCTCGCGGCCAAGATCAGCTTCTACAGCAACCTGCTCGATCGATAGGGGAAGACATGACCGAACCAACCACCGTGACCGGCTACGACGCGATCGACGCGCTGGTCTCCAACTCGCTGGGTGAAGACTTCGAGGTCACCGAGCACAAGTGCGGCATCGACATCGACAACGCGGCCCGCGCCTATGACCGCGAGGCTTCGACCGACTACGAGCACGTCATGTGGGTGGTCCTGCTCTACTCAGACCTCCGCAAGCTCGAAGGCACCGGAGCCACGGTCGAAGACCTGTTCACCGCGAAGGTTGTGCAGGGAGAACGCAACGGCTGCACCGACTCTCGGGTGCTCACGTTCTCGATCCACGAAGACATCTTCGACTGCGAGTCGCGAGGCACGCACTACGAGTTCTTCTACCCCAGCAAGGAGGCGTGATGTACAAGATCACGGTGTTCAAGGTCGGCAGCACAAGGCATGCCGAGGAGGTAGCTGGTCGGCCTGCGGTCCTGGTCGACCACCTGGAAGCTGCCGCGACCCGCAACGGGTTCGAGGTCAAGCACCACAGCCACGAAGGGTTGCCCTCGGGTGACGTGTACCGCGACGGCAAGCTCGTCGCTCTCTGGGGCATCGAAGACATGGAAGCGGAGGTTTCGGCATGACGTTCGAACAGTGGATGCGGCACGTAGACGCGCTGCTCCTGCGGGCCTGGGGCGTGACCAGCGGAGACATCGCTGACCGCCTGTGGTACGACGCCTGGGAGTCGGGCGAGTCACCCGCGCAGGTTGTCCGGGACATCATCGCAGAAGGGATCGACGCGCTGTGATCAAGCAAGAGAACCTGACCGACTTCGAGGCTCGGATGCTCCTCGACACGCTGTGGCACTTCATCACACCCGAGGTGCGCTGCAAAGCGATCGAGTCCAGCCCGATTCTCTACAACAAGGCATGCGGCTGGGACGTGGTCGATGTCCGACACGGCAGCACGCGGATCACCATCAAAGGCCGACAGCCAATCGAGGAGGCGTGATGTCCTGGTGCGACGACAACGGACACGACTTGAGCCTCACCGAGGAAGGCTACGTCCGAACGTGGTCGACCGAGGTAGACCCCGAGAAGAAGACCATCCGCGCCTTCTGGGGCGGCTCTGAAGACTTCAGCGACGAGGGATCAGGCGAGTACCTGCAGTGCATCACTTGCGGGTTCAAACAGGACGTACCAGAGGGATGGGAGATCGATTACCGATGAAGGTGTTCGTGTACTTCAACCTGCACCGCAAGATGTGGAGCGTCAAGGCGCTCGAAGGACCGGACAAGGGTCGAGTCATCGCCCGCAGCCACTACGTGATCCTCCGCAACGTCACCGGCAAGGTGAGCGAGGCAGGTAGGCAACGCGTGCTCCGCGAGGGACGCAAGAACGTCCACGCGGGCCTGGTCGGAGAGTTGGTGAGCGGTGAAGGCGTCGACCTCGACGTGTCGGCACGCCTGGTCACCTACAACCCCCGCAAGTTCTCGACGTTCGTTTACTCTGACGACGAGACACCGTTCCGGGGGAGTGACCTGGCCGTCATGACCCATAAGCGCGTGTACGCTGCTTGACACCCAAACCACAAGAGAGGCAAGACAAATGACAGTTCGCTCCGAGGACCGCAAGCAGTTCCTGTTCGACGTGTTCGTCACGGCGCTCGAGGGAGGCATCGGCTACTGGTCGGCTGCGTCCAAGTATCACATCTGGCTCGACGCTGAGGCAGGCAAGGAAGACATCGACGGGTTCTTCGCGGTGATCGAGATCCAAGACGACGACACCGACCCCGACGAGGAGCCCACCGAGTACCGCATCGACGCGGCGGTGATCGCCAGAGGCATCGGCCTGTTCGAGAAGTACGCACTGGGCAAGATCGACGGGCTCGGCAACGAGATACCAGAGCACGCCCAGAATCCGGTAGGCGAGGGCCACTACTGGCGGCAGTTCCTGCTGGCCAACCGCACGAACGGCGAGGACGGCGATTACGACGCCGACGTGGCCGACATCATCGTGCAGTTCGGAGTCTTCGGTGAGGCGGTCTACGGGTGATCGAAGAGATCGACATCGCGGAAAGGCTTCTGGCAGACCACAAGTGGAGGGAAGAGGAGTGACCAAGGCACCGAGTTGGGCAGTCACGGCCGTCATCGCAGTCTGGTTCTTCGGACTCGCTATGGCGTTGGGCGAGCTTTACATCGCCCGCGTTCACGCTGACCCGAACTTGACACCCAGTCAAGTCATGACGGTCGACGGCGTCGACTACCCGGTCTGCAGCGTGGAGGACTGCTCAGACCAGCCCGGACAGATCGGGATCTGGATCGACCAAGACACCGGCAACCAGTGGCTCTCGCAGGGCGAGACCAGCTACCGAATCGAGAGGTGAACATGCCCGACATCGCCAAGCTGCTGGCCGCTGACGTACTGGCGGTCATCCAGCGGATGGAAGACACCGAGGACGGCGAAGACTTCGAGCCCGACGACATCGCTGAATTGATGTCTCTGGCAGCGGATCTCGCATCACACCACATCTAGGAAGGCAAGACGATGACCGACCGTGGCCGCGAGCACGCGGAGCGCCGCGCTGCTCAGGCTGCGGCGGCACGCAAGCACGACAACCGCAAGCGCGAAGAGAAGTACCCCGGCAAAGGCAACCGTTCAGACTGGAAGAAGGACAAGGCTCGATGAACCACACGATGACGCAGGTCGAGGCACGGCGCATCGCCCAGGATCTGCTCGTACAGCACGGGCTCGCAGCGTTCGGCTGGAAGGTCGGCTTCGACCACGCGAAGAAGCGTGCGGGTTCGTGCAACTACCGGACCCAGACCATCAGCCTCTCAAGGTATCTCCTCGCTCAGCGGTCCTACGCCGAGTCGATGAACACGATCACCCATGAGTTGGCCCACGCGCTGACTCAGGGCCACCACCACGACGCCGTGTGGGCTCGCAAGCATCGCGAGCTTGGTGGCGACGGCAAGCGGTGCTACACGCGGGAAGGCATCGATGAGAACGCCCCGTGGATCGCTGTGTGCGGCCACGGCAAGGAGTTGGCCGCGTACTACCGCAAGCCCAAGAGGCTTCAGGGCTGGGCATGCCGGTGCCCCGGAGGTTCGGCCCCGGTCACCTGGCGCGACAACAGGAGAGCCGCGTGAGAGCAGGAGAGGGGCTGCTTATCGCTGTGGGGATGGTGGTCGCTGGTCTGGTTTACGCCTGGCCAGCGGCTGCCGCCCCGATGTGCGAGACACGGTCTGAGGCCCACCAGATCGAACACGGAGGCTTCGCGACCGACAGCGCATGGCACGTAGCCCACGGGGATCTCCCGACGTGCTCAGAGCCCTCTGAGGGCTCGACAGAGCGGCATCAAGACGACAACGACGACGACTGCATCGGTCGTTGCAACAAGTGGTGGAGGAATGACTGATGGGAACCAAGCTGATTACCGGCCGTCCGAGCGAGCCCGCTGTCGACGGGTCGGTGATCAAGTTCATGAACTTCGACAACTACCCGCACGCCGCGATCCGCGTCGACGGGCTGTGGTTCCTCACCCAAGGCAAGTTGGCTCGCAACTCGCCCAAGACATGGGACCAGCTACTCGACTGGATCTGGGAAGAGTGCTGGGACACGTTGGAGCTTCTGCACTGATGGAGTCCCAGGTCGACGTGCCGGTTGGCAACCAAGTCTTCGAGACCCGGATCGAGTTCTACAAGTACAAGGTCGTGATCACCTCGGTCAAGGCCAAGGGGTGGCGCAGTGCCCACCGAAAGCTGGCGAAGCGAGAAGGCTTCCCGCACCTCTGGATCACACACATCGAGCACGACCCCCATCGCGGGGGAGGCGTGGTCACAACCCAATGGGAGAACTGATGGACACAGAAGAGTTGGGCCTTGAGGATCTGCTCAACACGCACGACTACGTCTGGGACGGGGAGGACGCCTGATGTGCGACGGGCAAGAGGTGTGGATCGTGGTGGACCCGGACGGCCGGAAGCTGCCGTACCTGGCCGACGACCTGGACGACGCTCTGCGCCAGCACAGCGAGAACGACGGCTCCTTCATCGAGGGAGTCTTCCCATACGGATCGAAGAGGGTAGGAGTGCTCTGATGTACGTAGAAGACGTGGACGACCTCGAAGAGCTTGAGTTTCTCCGTGATGAGGCTGTGAATCGGCTGGACGCAGATCCCAGCAACGAGCAGGCCCAGTGGGATCTCGAAGACATCGATGAGCGAATCAACGAGGTCAAGACCGAGGAGAACATCGAGAACGGTGGCGGACTCTAGTCCGCTTCCGCTAAACGTGACGTTGGTCACATAACAAAGGTTACGTGACCGTAGGTCCGTTATGCGCCGGTCAGCAGGGGTCTGGCCGGTTGCCAGCGAAATGGTCTCGCAGTAGACCTATCCAGCGAACGAATCATATGACGATAGGAGGGATCACCATGAGGGGGAGACGTGTCCCAGAATTGACACACAACGCAAGGTCGTAAGAGGCTTCGGCAGGCAACGATCACCACGGTTGTCGGACCCCTCACATAGGGTTCCGATTGCGAGTTGAAAAGAGCACTTGACTTGACAGTCAACTACAATCCACCTTGACAGTGGAAACAACTAAATAACCTTCCTCATGGAGGCTAAACATGAGCGGCAAAATCAAGCGACCGTCCGGTCGGCAACCACTGATCCCCAGCGTCATCGAGGATCTGAAGCGAAAGGGGTACAACCAGAGCCAAATCGCTGGCATGCACGGCGTCACCCGCCAGGCTGTGTCGGACATGAAGATCAGGTACGGAGGTTCCGTGACGCTGCGCCAGACTGTGAACGAGGCGTGGCCGTGGGACACCTCCAACCTGCACGGGAAGTCTTCGGCTTTCCAGCGTCTTCGTGATCACGGCGAGTTCATGGTGACTGACGGCAAAGGCATGTCGGAGGGCAAGCTCGACAAGTTGAAGCGGTGGTGGAAGTTCCTCCGCGACAACGACCTTGTCCTCGAGTTCGACCCCAGCATCGAGCCCTACGAAGGCCAGAAGTACGGCGGATTCCGCTACGTACCTCGAGTCTTGGAGGACGAGGAACTGCTGATCCGGGTCAACGAACACACGACAATGACCCCCAAGGGCGAAGTGATCTGGTCTTGGCCGACAGACATCGAGACCCTGCTGGATTAAGAAGGATGTTCAGTGCCGCTCGCCAAAATTGGGAGGCTGTTCCCAGATCTCGCACACTCTGAGCCGGAAGTAATCGCCTACGAACACGGTTTCCTCTGGGCTCAAAAATGCGAGGTCTGGTTTCCAGATCGCCCCGACGACCCCTGCACGATCCTCTTGGTGTACAAGAGCATTCAGTTGCGTGACACCAATCAGATGTACCGAGACGTGGCTCAGACAATCTTCGAAGCAGAGTGCCAAGACGTGCTCTTCGAGACCATCCACGAGAACGAAGAGATGCTCCGGGGCAAGGCCCAGGTAACCATGATGCGGCTGTCGGCCGCGAACCACGAACGCTGGTTCACCCGAGAGAGGGTTGAGCAAATCCTCCGCGAGGGTGTCCGAATCACATTCAGAGAGGCTGCATGACGCAAATCAAGCTCCCGCTGCGATCGGTGTCGCAGCTAAACCAGTACACCCGCTGCCCCATGAGCTACAAGCTCGCTCGCCTCGACAAGGTGTGGCAGCGACCGGCCGCGTGGCTGCCGCAGGGCACCGCGTTCCACACGGTGGCCGAGGTCTACGAGAAGGCTCGGGCCGAGGGACGAGAGATGACCCTGGCCCAGTGCCAGGACATCTTCCGGGAGGAGTACAGCCGCGACATCAACGCGCTGACGGCCGATACTCCCAACTTCGAGTGGTGGTTCCATTCCGGGCCGTACAACGGCCTGCGGGACACTGAGCGCCGCTACGAGGTCGGCCTAGAGCAGGTCGAGAAGTTCTGGAACTGGCGCACCAACGAGGGCCAGGAGATCTGGGTGACGCCCGAGGGCAAGCCCGCGATCGAGCTTCAGTTCAGCATCGAGTTGGACGGCATCCGGGTCCGAGGGTTCATCGACGCCGTCGTCGTCGTCAACGGGGAGCCTCGCGTCCGGGACTACAAGACCGGCAACAAGCCGGGAGACGACTTCCAGCTAGGTGTCTACGCGCTGGCCATCTTCATCCTCTTCGGGGTCAAGGTGAACACCGGTGACTACTACATGGCCGGGAAGAAGGGTCGACCAGCGGTGATCACTCACCCGTTCGACCTGACCGACTGGACCCGTGAAGCCATCACGGCGAGGTTCCATGAGGTCGAGGAGCAGATTCAGGCCGGTAACTTCGAGCCCGACCCCGAACCGGACAAGTGTGGGTTTTGTGACGTGGCCCTCAGTTGCCCGATTTATCAATGACGAAATCTTGACACCCAATGACTAACGCCTATAGATAGGGGCAGGCATGAACGAATACCGAAAAGGGATCGCGGTAGACCCCGAGGCCCGCCACTCCTTCGTGGAGATGGGGCCGAAGCCGGGGATGCCGCCCTGGCATGAGCAGGCGCAACCAGGCCGCTTCGCCTTCCCCACCGAGAAGGCCGCGTTCCGGTTCGCAGAGGGACACAGGGAGCCTGGCCGCAAGGTCCGGGTGGTCACACCGGACGGGAAGAGGTTCGACCTATGACAGCGATCTGGAAGCAGACGACGTTCGACATCGACAAGGTCAAGGACATCGTCACGATCACCCTCCCTCCGGGGGCGCGGCTGATCACCCGGCACGACAACCGCGATGACACGCAGCAAGTCATCATCCAACGAGCATGGAAGCCAGGAGACCCCTTGTGAGAGACGTGTATGGCCCGGACCCGGACCAGCCTCGGGCCTGGGATCCCAACCACCCGCTGCTGCGGTCGAAGGGGGCTCCCCATGAGACCAACGGCGTGATGAGGGCGCACCGAGCCGGTCGCACCGGCAAAGAGTTGGTGAAGATCCTCAAGCTCAAGCCGCTGGCTCTGAGCAAAGCCTTGTCCCGAGCGATGGACGAGGAGAACGAAGCCGCCAAGCAGGGGCGAGACATCCACGACGCCGTGTTTAACCGTCGCCCTCGATCTTGACACCCAATTAGGAGAGAAAATGCCCCGATACCCCATGCCCCGGCCGGTCGAACGCATCGCGGCCGGTCGGCTCACCGCCGAGCACATCGGCAAGAGAGTCCAGTTCAGCTACACCCTCGAGCCGTCGAAGGTACGAGCGATCGTCTTCGGTGACCTTCGCGAGGTACACCACGACGGCGAGGGCAGCACGCTCTGGCTGAGCGGCAGCGACTCCGCAGGCGACAAGACCATGTTCGAGATGCCCTCTGTCAAGCCGGTGGGAGTCCGGGAGGCTGCCCAGTGGAAGGAACTCTGAGTTGTACACCCCCCGTCAGTCCCTCTACATCAGAGGCTCCGCAGGAGACCCGCTACCCGCCGTGTGGGATGCCATCGGGCAGAAGGGAACTCAGTTCCGACGAGGCCAACTGGTACTTGTATGTGCTGGGCCTGGAACTGGCAAGAGTGCGTTCGTTCTCGCATACGCCCTCAAGTCGAAGGTTCCGACTCTCTATTTCTCGGCCGACTCCGATGCGTTCACCCAACTCACCCGGTCGGTGTCCATCCTCAGCGGATGGTCGCTCGAGAAGTCGACCCGCGCTGTCCGCGAGCAGGACATCGATGAAGAGATCGCCGCTGAGTTGGATCCGATCCCGATTCGGTTCAACTACAAGGCGTCACCCTCGCTCGACGTGATCGAGGAGTCCCTAGAGGCGTACACCGCGCTCTACGAGGACTACCCGGCACTCATCGTGGTCGACAACATCACCAACGTCCGAACGGACAGTAGCGACGGTGATGACCCGTTCAGCGGCCTCGAGTCGCTGATGGACTACCTGCACGAAATGGCCAGGGAGACTGGCTCTTGCGTGATCGGGCTCCACCACGTCACCGGCCAGCACAACGACGGCGACAAGCCGATTCCGTTGTCTGGGATTAAGGGTCAGATCGGGCGCGTGCCCGAGATGGTGCTGACCCTGCACCGCGTGTCCGAAGGCTTCGGCCCGGACTCGCTCAACGTCTCCACGGTCAAGAACCGAGGTGGCAAGTCTGACCCGTCAGGGCAGGATTACGCCTCGCTCAAGTTCGTCGGAGACACGATGGAGATCAGCGACTTCGGTCTCTGACTTGACACACAATAGGAGAGAAACAGCAGTGAGAATTGGTATCGGCCCGCTCTTGGCGATCGTGTTCATGGTCCTCAAGTTGACGCACTACATCGACTGGTCCTGGTGGTGGGTAGCGGCCCCCGTCTGGATCCCGGCGAGCATCGCCGCGTTCTTCTACCTGCTGGCCGGTGGCCTGGCAGTCCTCTACAAGAAGCTCTGAAAGGCACCAACATGAAGAAGATCATCGCAGCAACCCTCCTCGCCGGTAGCGCGGCGCTGGGCCTGAGCGCCTGCTCGTCGGACGCCAACGTCGCGTCGGACAACGTCAGCAAAGCGGCTGACAACTTCGAGGTCAACCGGAACATCGTGTTCTTCAACGGGATCACCGACAAGTACCTGTTGCAGATCAAGGGGTTCTGTTCCATCGCCCCGGACACCGGAGCTAAGAAGCTCGACGTGACCTGCAAGCTGTCGGACGGCCAGATCAAGAAGCACTTCCTGGGCCTGAGCGACAACGTCAGCTACTTCGTGGAGCAGATCGACGGCGCGAACGTCTCGACCGATCAGTACCAGGTCAACTTCAAGCCCGAGGCGCTGATCCCGGACATCAGGATGCGCTGAGCAACCTGACGTAATAGCTAATTATCAGCAGTCGATCTTGACACCCAATAGAGAGGAAAACGCCTGATGGCGACCCCAAACCAGATGCCCAAGAGGGCCAATCCGTTGCACCAGCAAATCCTCTCGGGACTGCTGGCAAACCGCAAGTCAACCCCGCTCGCCGCGAACGTCAGCGACGAGAACATCGAACGAGCCGCGAAGAGGTGGATCAAATGACCCAGTCAACGAGCCGTGAGGCATACAGCGCCCTTGGCCCCGTCCTCGGGGAGCGTCAGCGCGAGGTACTGCACATCCTGCAGTACAGCCCAATCGCCTTGTGCGGCTGGGACATCGCCAACAAGCTCGGCGTCCCGCCGAACTACGTGAGCCCTCGGATCAAGGAATTGGTCGACCAGGGGCTCGTCTCGGAGTCCCACCGGGCCGTCTACCGGCCGACGAACCGCAAGGCCATCTACTGGCAGGCGATCGTATGAAGGTGAGCTTCAAGCTCCTCGGGTTCGAGATCGCTTCGGTCGATCTCGACCTGGGGGCTCCGGGAGACAACCCCGTGTCGGCCGACGAGGCCATCCGGGCCGCGTCCAAGCCGGTCAAGTTCATGTCCAAGCTGTGGGTCCGGGGGATGACCGCATGAACCGCGAGGTACGAGACCTGCTGATCCTCGCTGTGGCCGTTGGCCTCTGGTTCTTCGTGATGGGCACCTGATGGGCTACGTCGCCGGATACGTCGCCCTGGCGGGCCTGCTGGCCTGGTTCTGCCTGGTCTGTGACGCCCGAGAGGAGGCCGAGCGTGGCGCGGAGACGACGCCGAGTGGCAGCGGAGCCGAAACCCTCGGATAAGCCCTGTGTCGACTGCCGCAAGGAAGGGATCACCACCAAGCGGAAGACCTTCGCGCCCGGACCCCGGTGCAAGACGCACCTCCGGGCTCGCAAGGCCACGATCTCCTCGGGCTCAGCGGAGCGGCGCTGGCTCGAGATCTACGGCATCACAGGCGAAGAGTACTGGGCCATCTACGAGGCTCAGGGAGGCAAGTGCTACATCTGCAGGAGAGCGAACGGCAAGATGAAGCGCCTGTCGGTCGACCACGACCACAAGACAGGCATCGTCCGGGGACTGCTCTGCACCATGTGCAACAAGTACATCCTCGGGTGGGCTCGAGACTGCATCGAAATGCTCCAACGGGCCATCGACTACCTGCGTAACCCACCGGCCGTCGCGGTCATAGGGGAGCGCATAGCGCCCATCGAGGCAGAAAGGCTGGGTCAATCTTGACAGCCAATAGCCCCATCACGCTGGCCATCCATCGGTACTACCCCGACTGGGAGGCACCACCGGATCGCAACGAGTGGAACAAGTGCCTGTGCCCGTTCCACGGCGACGACAACCCAAGCGCCGCAGTCAGTTACGACCTGCAGGGGTTCAACTGCATGGCGTGCAACGTCCGAGGGGACGTGATCTCGATCATCCGACATGAAGAGGAGGTGAGTTTTGCAGAAGCTAAGCGAATCGCAGAGAACCTATCTGATGGAGGCCGCAACCCGGTACAGGTCAAGCCTGCCAGGAAGCCCAGCCGCAGAGTATTTGGCGAGCAGGGGAATCCCTCTCGCAACACCGTTCGGCCTGGGGTTCGTGGACGAACCACTCCCTGGTCATGAGCTATATCGGGGTTGTCTGGCGATCCCGTACATGCGCTGGTCACCCTGGCGAGGGTGGTCTGCCGCGAGCATCCGCTTCCGCAGGCTCGATGACGGCAAGCCGAAGTACATGACGCTGCCGGGGGATAAGCCCCGGCTGTACAACACCAACGCACTGACCAACTACTCACGGGACATGGCGATCACCGAAGGTGAGATCGACGCCATCACAGCGGAGTTGGCCGGTATCCCCACAGTTGGAGTCCCAGGAGCACAGATGTGGAAGCCCCACTTCCGCGAGTTGTTCCTGGGGTATCGCAACGTGAACATCCTGGCTGACGGCGATGAGCCGGGGCTCGAGTTCGCGAAGCAGGTAGCAAAGACGCTGCCGAACGCCCGGATCATCCCGATGCCAGACGGCGAGGATGTCAACTCACTAGTAATGACGCAGGGCAAAGACGCTCTGCTGGAAAGGATCTGACTTGAGCATCCTCACAAGCGCTGAAGAGATCATCAACGGCCAACGGGCCAAGGACTACGGGGACGCTCGCGAGAACCATGAGCGCATCGCTTCCCTGTGGTCCGACTTCAAGAAGGTCGAGTTCTCCCCGGAGGACGTGGCGGTGATGATGATCCTGCTGAAGATCGCACGGTTCATGGAGAACGGCTACCACGAAGACACCGTGGTCGACATCGCCGGTTACGCAGGCGTTCTCGAGAAAATGCAGCTCCCCGCAGAGGAGCGGTACCAGGTGGCGCAGCCGAACGGCTTCGTGAAGCTCACCGTCGAACAGACCAAGTGGGACAGCCTCAAGGACGTTCCCGCAGGCATCTACACGGTCTACGACTTCTTCGGAGACCAGTGGACCTCGTTCTGTGGCCAGCGGTACTGGAAGCGCCGGGGCGAGGACGGCGAGTACGTCGGCCGAGGCGTCTATGACGGTGGCCGGATGTTCGGACCATTCAGGGAGTTCAAGTGAGCAGTCGTGAGTGCGTCCACATCGCCAACTACGCACCCGCTGACGGTGGGCGCGAGCCCAACCGCTACATCCCCAGCGTAACGGTAGATCTCAGGCTCTTCTATCCGCCGACAGAAGGAAGTCTTGTGGCAGCGCAGCAGGCGCTGACCGAGACCTACCTCGACGCCTTGGATGAGATCAGGCGACGAATCAACGAAGGAACACATGTCTAAACGCATCGTCGTCATCAGCGACACGCAGATCCCGTTCGATGACCGCAAGGCTCTCAAGGCCGTCGTCGGCTTCATCGGAGACACCCAGCCCGACGAGGTCGTCCACATCGGTGACCTGATGGACTATCCGTCGCCGTCGCGCTGGACTAAGGGCACCGCCGAGGAGTTCGCACAGCGGATCAAGCCCGACTCCGAGCAGGCCAAGCGCCGGTTCCTCGAGCCGCTCCGCGCCCGCTACGACGGGCCGGTGGGCATCCATGAGGGCAACCACGACAGCCGCCCGTTCGACTACCTGGCCAAGTTCGCGCCTGCGCTGGTCGAGTACGCGGACCAGTTCCGGTTCCAGAACCTGCTGGACTTCGACGGCTTCGGAGTCTCGGTGCTGCCTGAGTTCTACAAGCTGGCACCGGGGTGGGTCTCCACGCACGGCCACCGGGGCGGCGTGAGGCTGACGCAGAAAGCCGGTGACACCGCGTACAACGCGATGATGCGGTTCAACACGTCGGTCATCATCGGCCACACCCACCGGCAAGGGCTCAAGCCGCACACCCTCGGCTACGGCGGGCACCAGAAGGTGCTCTGGTCGATGGAGGTCGGCAACCTGATGAACATGCACCTGGCGCAGTACCTCAAGGGTGCAACGGCCAACTGGCAGACCGGCTTTGGTCTGCTGACGGTCGAAGGTCATCACGTCAAGCCTGAGTTGGTCCCCGTCGTCGGAGGGTCGTTCTCAGTCGACGGCCACGTTTGGAAGGTCTGAATCTTGACACCCAATCAACTGCCCTATCTGCACAAGAACGCCCGGTCGCGCCAGATCACCCGAGCCGAGGTCCGAGAGGTCTTCGAGGAGGAGATCACTCGCGGCCTACCTCGCGGCCTGGACCGGGAGGAGTACCTCAGAAAGGTGATGCCGTAAGTGGATGACATCTTCCGCAAAGCCGCCAAAGCGGCGCTCTACGCCTGGAAGCAGGACGAGAGCGGACTAGAGGATCTGGTCAACGACATCTGGGTCTGGTACCTCGAGAGCCCGGAGACGCAGCGCAAGCTGCAGGCGATCGAGCACCACGAAGCGGTCAAGACGGTGAAAAACGCTGCGCTGCAGATGCTCAGCGGTCAGATCCTCGCGGCCAACAGGTTCAACGGTCGCAACCTCTACTCGTCGGAGGCGGTCAAGGACGCGCTGCTAGGCGTGTCCGACAACCGCTACCTGGTCGACATCCTGCCGATGGCGATGGATGACCTCAGCGAGAAGAACGCGGGGCACGCCGAGTCGATCAGGAGCCGCTACACCGATGGTGTGATCCCTGCCGTCGAGGGCGGCGGGGCAATGCTGCTGTCTCGGGCGGTCAAGTCGCTGACCGAGCACGTCAACATCATCGCGATCACCGCTGGTGTCGATGCGGAAGGAAACGTCAGCGAGGGGCCGGGGAGCAAGCACTCAGTGTTCCCCGGCACCCGCAAGTCCAAGGGCGCTGACCACAGCGACCCTACGGCCAACATGGCGCTCGAACTCATCGATGAGGGAGACGAGCAACACGTCCTGTGCGCCGTGCAGATGGCTGACAGCGAGGACTACGGGCGGATTCCACAACCTGTTCGCGGTCCTGGCGGTCGGTTCCTCAACAGCGCCCAAACCACTACGTACAGAAAGGAATACCTGCGGTGAACAACACCAACATCATGGACTCAGTGTTCAACGGAATGCCTGGTTCCGAGATGTACCGCGCCGAAGTGTTCCCAGAGCTATTCCCACATCAGGAACGCATGCGACTCGAGAACTGGCCAGCCGAGGAACGAGCACCGCTCGTCGGCGGCGCAGAGGCCATCGCCTTCTACCGGCTGCAGAACACCATCGAGGAGCTTCGCAACTTCCCGCAGCGGTACGTCATGGGGGTCGCGTGAAGATCGGCACCCGCGTCGTGATCGAGCGCGACGAGGAGAAGTACCGGAGCAATAGCGTCTGGCGACGGTTCGCGGGCAAGACCGGCGTCGTCACGGCGGTCGTCCGGGGAGTCGGGCTCACCGAATACGGGGTCTCGTTCTCCAAGGACACCCACACCGACGCCTATTTCAAACGATACGAACTGACTGAGAGGAAGTAGTGACCGCTGCCGAAATTAACTGGGGCCCAACGGGAGAACTGGTTTACAACCGGACGTACGCCCGACCCAAGCCCGATGGCTCTAAGGAATCCTGGCTGGAAACCGTCAATCGAGTCGTTGATGGAAATCTCGCGCTGGTCCCTGATCGATACCATCAGGAGGACGAACGCGAACAACTCGTCAGGCTGATCTCGGAGTTCAAGCTCCTCCCGGCAGGCCGACACCTATGGGCGTCGGGCGTCCCCAACGCCTCGCATCTGTTCAACTGCTGGGTGAGCGGCTGGCCCGAGAAGATCTCGGACCACTTCCAGTTCACGTTCATGCGCCTCATGGAGGGCGGGGGAGTCGGGGCCAACTACTCGAACTCCTACCTCGAGCCCTACCCCGAGGTGGTGAACCCGCTCAAGGTCGAGATCGTCTGCGACCCAGACCATGTCGACTACCAGAAGATGCTGGACGCAGGGATCCTGTCGACCACGTACGACTTCGAGTGGCCTGGTTCGTTCTCCATCGAGGACAGCCGGGAAGGCTGGGCCTCGGCCCTGGTCGACCTGATCGACACCCACTACCGTCCTGACACGGTCCACTTCCAGCGGGTCTACGACGTGAGTCGTATCCGGCCGCAGGGGGCCAAGCTCAAGACGTTCGGTGGCTTCGCCAGCGGCCCGCTGCCGTTCGCAGTGATGCTGCAGAAGGTCTGTGCCCTGCTCTCGGATCGCTCGGGAGAGCGCCTGACGGGGCTCGACGCGATGTCGATCGATCACGCCATCGCTGAGTGCGTGGTGGCCGGTGGAGTACGCCGGTCAGCGCGGATGGCCATGATGCACTGGAACGACCCACAGGTGTTCGACTTCATCGACGCCAAGGCCGTCTCCGGTGATCACTGGACTACCAACATCTCGGTCGAGGTCGATGACCTCTTCTGGGAGGCCGTCAAGGACTCGTTCATCAGCACCATCGGTGAGCGTGACCAGGCGTTTCGTGTCATGGAGCGGCTGTCCGTTGGCGCCGTCCGCAACGGGGAGCCTGGGATGTGGGACTCGTCCCTGTCCAACGTGGGTGAGCCCAACCGGGTGGTCTGTACGAACCCGTGCGGCGAGATCACGCTCGAGCCGTGGGAGCCCTGCAACCTGGGGCACATCAACCTGGCGGCGTTCGTCACCGACGCCGGGAAGACCAACTACATCGACCTGATCCGGGCGCACCGTCTCATGACGCGGTTCCTGATCCGGGCGACGTTCTCGGAGGTCGCTGATCCCAAGAGCCGGGAAGTGCTCGACCGGAACCGGCGCATCGGCGTCGGACATCTGGGAGTTGCCTCTTATTTGGCCCTCACGGGCCGGAAGTACTCCGAGGCACCCGGTGACAAGCGGTTCACCAAGTTCTTGCGGGAGATGGCCGCTGAGGTCGACTCAGCAGCATCGTCGTACGCCCACGAACTGAGGATCCCGGTCCCAGTGAAGAAGCGGACGATCGCTCCGACAGGAACGGTGGCCAAGCTGGCAGGAGTCTCCGAGGGGATCCACCCGATCTTCGCGAAGTACTTCAACCGGCGCATCCGGTTCAACGAGCACAGCGACTTCGCTGAGCTTGCTCGGCTGACGAACGAGGGCTACGAGGTCGAACCGGACCTCTTCGCTCCGAACACCGCAGTGGTCACGATCCCGACGAAGGACACCTTGGTCGAGGCCGTGGTCGAGCGGTACGGCCGCGACGGCGAGGAGTTGGTAGAGGCTGCCGACGACTTGACACTCAATCAGCTTCTGGCTTTCCAGGCGCTGTACCAGACGTGCTGGGCAGACAACGCGGTGAGCTTCACCGCCAACGTCGATCCCGACGCCTACACCGCCGACGACGTGTCGGCAACGCTCAAGAAGTTCGCAGGGCTCATCAAGGGCTCCACGATCTTCCCGGAGGCCAGCTACGAGCAGGCTCCATACGAGCGAATCACCAAGCAGCAGTACGAATCTGCTGCGGCCAAAGCCGTCGAAGACGGTGTCGATGAAATGTGCGCCAGCGGCGCATGCCCCATTAAGTGAAAGGTAGCAATTTGTCCTACGAAGATCCTTGGGCCTCGGCCCCTGCGGACACCCAGGCTGACGAAGCGCAGAACGCGCCCGCCAGCGCCCCGGCGACGGTGACCACCGCTGCTGCGGCTGCGGTCGACTCCGTGTCGGTCCAGCACTCCACCGATGGGGTGTCGGCCACGTTCAAGTTCGCGGGTGCCTACAGCGACCCGTGGGTGGTCGTGAAGGGTGCAGACCCGGCCGACGTGTACGCCAAGATCTCCACCCCGGAGTTCAAGGCGCTGATGGACCGCGTGCAGCAGATCGCGGGCGTCTACGCGGGCTCGGCGGCGAAGCCAGCCGGTAACGCGGGTGGCGGCGGGGGTGGCCAGCAGCGCCAGGCCGCGCCGAAGCAGGCCCAGGAAGCCCCGAACGGGGAGAAGCGGTTCTGCGAGCACGGCGAGATGGAGTTCAAGTCGGGCGTCTCCAAGGCGGGGAACGCCTACCAGTTGTTCTCCTGCACCGCACCGCGTGACCAGCAGTGCAAGGCGCAGTACCTGAACAACAAAAAGTAGCCCCGCTACTTGACACCCAGTGGAGCCGAGGTCACGGCGCTTCTTAAGAGTGGATCAGCCCTAGCGCACAACGCAGCCCCACCACCTCGGTTCCACCCCCACTGAAAGGCCCGCCTTGAGTAGACGAGCTACGCACGTAACCCTCGCGAACAACAGCTTCCAGGTGATCGCGGGGGAGCCGCTGCTGGACCACGACAAGGGCATCTTGTTGGTCCTCTTCGATGACGGCACCAGTCGAACCTTCAACTGGGACTTCGTCATTGACTACTACTACATGACCGAAGACGAGTTTGACGACTACAGGAGAGAAGCAAGTGAGCGCAACAACTGAGATCAACGAGAGCATCGAGACCCTGACGCGGGGCATCGAGATCGTGCTGAACGAGAACGGAAAGCTGCTGCGGCTGCTGGACGTTCGGGACGAGACCATCAACAGCCTGAAGGGTCAACTGGACGTAGCGCGTCGGTCCTTCGGTGACGCGTTCGTCTACGGCAGCCGTCAGACCGGCCCGTACCGGGCCAACAAGCCCAAGCTGTCTCCCCAGGACGCCACGGACATCCGCCAGGCGCACGCAGGCGGCATGAAGCAGGCCGACCTGGCGCGGAACTACGGCGTCAACCCGGCGACGGTCTCCCGCATCGTGAACCGGGTCTACTACTGATGGCAGACCGCATCAGGGTCATCGTCGCAGAGCCCATCGACCACGCCCTGCCGGTCGACGTTCAGGGAGTCAACCTGCGCCGAAAGGCGATCGAGTTGATGAGCGAGATCGCGGTCATCGATGAGAACACCGTCCGGTACGAGGCGGCTACCGACAGCGCAACCCTGAGCTTGGGCGGCGACATCGGGGTTCTCACTCTCTGGCAGCACAACCTGCTCGGAGCCCTGTTCCACGCAGACGGCAAGGCCCACAAGGGCGTGTGCGGTCCTGTGGTTCACGCAGACCGCGAGGGCCGTCGCTACTCGTCAGCCCAAGTCGAACGAAACCCATACGCATAGGAGCACCATGATCGAGTTGCAGCATGAGGTCGGCGGAAGCCTCGTCACCGTAAAAGTCCCGGAGACCCGTGAGGATCTGGACGGCTTTCACGACTTCATCCGCACTCACAAGCGGTGCTTGGCGGTCGACACTGAGACGACCGGGCTGGACATCTACAGCGACGACTTCCGTTGCCGCCTAGTCCAGTTCGGCACTCAGGACGAAGCGTGGGTGGTACCGATCGAGGAGTGGGGTCCGAACGGGATTGACGAGGTCCAGCAGGCGCTTGACTACCTCGACAAGATCGTGATGCAGAACGCCTCGTACGACCTGCAGGTCATCGATCGGTGCTTCGGGATCAAGATGGAAAGCCTCTGGCCGAAGATCCTCGACACCCAGATCCTGGCGAAGCTAGTCGACCCCCGGCCCTTCGAGGCCGGTGGGTTCGGACATTCGCTCGAGGAGCTTATCGCGGAGTTCATTTCCAAGGAGTTGGCTCAGGATGTCAAGGGGCTCATGACCAAACTGGCCAAGGAGCACAAGACGACAAAGGCCAATATTTGGTCGACCATCGACCTCTTCCACCCGGAGTACCTGAAATACGCTGGCATGGACACGATCTTCACGGCGAGGGTCTGCTCCAAGCTGGCTCAGTTGGTCCCCGATGTATCTCGACCACTCGTCGCTTACGAGCACAAAATCAGCGAGATCTGCAGCTACATCGACCGTCGCGGCTTCCTGCTCGACGTGGACTACACCCAGACGCTCTCGGACAAGATGCGTGAGGATCAGGAGGTCTGGGAGGCGATTGCGTTCACAGAGTTCGGGGTCGAGAAGGTCAACAGCACTGAGGATGTCGCAGAGGCGCTGGAAGTCGAGACCGGCGTCAAGATCACCGGACGTACCGACACCGGCAAGCGAAAGGTGGACAAGGAGCTTCTCGGCCAACTGATCAAAGACGGCAACCAACTCGCGATGATCGTTGAGGAGAGCAAGCGGCTCGGGAAGTGGAACAAAACCTGGGTGCAGAAGTTTCTCGAGACACGCGACTCCGAAGACCGGTGCCACACGTTTGTCAACCCACTGCAGGCCCGCACTAGCCGCATGTCCATCACCGGGATTCCCGCTCAGACACTGCCAGCGTCTGACTGGATCATTCGTCGGTGCTTCGTGGCTGAGCCCGGTCACCTAATCTCCTCGGTTGACTACCAGACCCAGGAGCTTCGGGTGCTCGCGGCGCTGTCGGGTGACAAGACGATGATCGAGGCGTTCAAGGCCGGTGCTGACCTACATCAAATCACAGCAGACGCCTCACAGGTGACTCGCAAGGTCGGGAAAATGGCGAACTTCCTGACGGTTTACGGCGGCGGCGCGAAAACGCTTGCCGACCAGGCCCACATCGACTTCCCTACAGCAAAGCGGGTTCTCGACGGGTTCGCGAAGACATACCCCGGCGTGGCCAGGCTGAGCAAGAAGCTCGGGATGGAAGCGGGCAAAGCAGGCTACATCATCACACCGACAGGCCGTCGACTTCCGGTCGACAGCAGCCGGTCGTACTCCGCGTTGAACTACATGATCCAGTCGTCCTCGCGGGATGTCACCTGTCGGGCTCTGATTCGGCTCCACGAAGCCGGATTCACCCCGAACATCCGATTGCCTATCCACGACGAAATCGTGGCGTCTATGCCCGCTGAGAAGGCGGGATGGGGCTCCCGTGAGTTCGCACGACTCATGGCAGAGCAGATGGGTCCGGTGATGATCGGCACCGACCCCGAAGTTGGAAAGAGGTCGTGGGGTTCGCTCTACGGCGCTGATTACTAGGAGGAAAACTTGACAGCCAATTACGCCGTCGACAGCGACGGCACAGTGACCAAGCTGACGGTGACGGCCGAACACGCCGTCGTCCTGCAGCCGGTAGACGAGGACGCGCTGAAGTGCCTCTCGGAGGACATCTTCCGGGAGATCGGCCTGCAGCACTTCCGCAAGATGGGCAAGGTGCTCGACCACACGCTCGCGTGGAAGGTCATCCCCCGCTACAAGATTGACGGGATGGTCATGCCGTGGGACTGGACGTTTGACGACGGCTACACCATGCGACTGCCCGACACCACCGTGATGCTGCGCTACGAGGCGTACGTCGTACCGAACGCGGAGTACATGTGAAAGCGGCAGTAGCACTCCCGGCCCCCGAGGGGCTCACCGAGGAGTTGATGGGCAGGGCGATCTACGAGTTGAACAAGCTCGGCACGATCGAGGAAGGCCCGGTTGGCGGTGCCATCGAGGTCTTCAGGATCCCACCTGAGATGAACCCTCCGGGCGCTCCGAAGGAACTGCCGTTCCTGCGGTTCGTGGCCAAGCTGATCCCGTACGTGGTGCCCAAATGATCCCCTTCTGGCCCTCAGAGCCGCTCATCACGGCCCGACGAGACGAGGAGGGCACGGTGGTGCTGACCCTCGAAATCCGTGTGGCAGAAGAGCTTCTGGACGAGGTCCGACAGCTACCCGAGATCGCACAAGCACTGGAGGCGCTCTGATGTTCATGAACCTGCAATGGGGCGGCGAGGGCGACATGGTCGAGACCGACAAGTTCGAGCCGGTGACCTTCACCCTGTCCCTCGACTGGGACAAGGAACACGTCGAGATCGAGACCACGACGACGCCCGATGTCCAGTACGACCCGCTGTACATGCGACAGACGGTCCACAAGCTCCTCGACCGCCTGGTCGATGAGTTGCTCGAGAAGGGGGTCATGTAGTTGGCAGAGCACAAGGAGTTCTTCGACGTTCTCTACCAGCAGTGGTCGAAGACCACCGGGGCCAAGGACCGGTACTGGGTGGTCGAGCAGTCCGGGGAGTTGTGGGAGGTGTACGCCATCTCACCAGGCGAGCCCGACGACCCGTGGTTCGTGGCGACGTTCAACAGCGAGGAAGACGCTGACTTCGTCGCAGGGCTCAACGGCGCTGTGCCAGACCTGATCAGGCACCTGGGCCAGGCGCTGGACGAGAACGAACGACTGGACGAGGCGCGGGACGCGGCCGAGGGGCTCGCGGCCGAGGCGCTCTTGGAGAACGCCGCACTCAAGGAAGAGATCCGATCACTAGAGAGGCAACTGGATCAATGAAAGTACTGAAGCAGATCATCCCCGTCAGCACATACGGCGAGGAGTTCACTCTGGCCACCGGCCCCCACGGGCCGAGGGTCTACAAGACGCTCGAGACCGCCCGTACGTGGCGCGAGGTCCACGGCATGCAGCACCTGTGGAAGTTCCTCGAACTGACGCTGGAAGAGGGCCAGGAGCCGAAGGTCCGATGGGTCGAGTGAAACTACCCACCCTCCCTCGCCGGCTCTTCCGTAGACGGCCTAAGAAGTTCCGGTATCCACCGGCCGGAATACCCCGGCAGATCGCCTTCGAGATCCGGGTCCGGGACACGCAAGAGGTCATGGACTACTGGCGGCGCGAGCATGGCTGAGTTGGTGTACATCGACCTGACGAACATCGACGGCTCACGTCTCATCCTCGAGGTCCATCAGATCGAGTCTCTGAGTCAGGTGTGCGACGGCTTCACCGAGATCCGATCCAAGGCTGGAGCGAAGTACGAGGTCGAGGAGGCCGTGTGCGATCTGCTGGAGCGCATCAGCAACGTGATGGCGATGGTCGAGGAGAGGTACTGATGGACGGCCAAATGACGCTTCGCGAGTTGTTCGACAGGCTGAAGGAGATCGGAGACGAGTGGGGCTGGGACGCCCTGGTCTTCCGGTACGAGTTCGACCGCGACTACGGCGATCGTAATGAGGAGGTCTTCGAAGTGGAGTACCTCCCCGGCGAGGGGGTCGTCATCGGATGATGGTCCCTCAGCTTGAGGGCAGCCGCGTCGAGTACGACGGCAACCTCTGGGCTCTGCACGACATCGACTTCATCACCGGACGGGCCTTGCTCACAAGGGCTCTGGTGCCGATGGAGAAGTACGACACCGTGTGGGCTCGCGTGGACGCGATCAACTGGTCAATCTAGTTTCGTCACTGTGACGGCAAGACAGAACCCCCGGAGGGGCTGGGCTCATCGCCTGGCTCCTGCCGGGGGTCTTTTTTTGTCTCTCGAACATCCATAGGTTCTCTATGTTCTTCAGGCTCGTCGGCCCAGTAGTTCGGCGCATCGTCTTCGTGCCTGCGCCCCATGCACCTAACGGTATCGGTTGGCCATCAAGGCCCACACCAGCGTCCACATGCCGCACCAACCGAGGATTATGAGCGGGAGGATGGCTGGCCCCATCAGGAACACCAGCAGGAAGAACGCGGTCGGAAGAGCAGACAGGATTGCGAGCACAAGGAACAGCGGGTTGGGTCCACGACGCTTCTCGGCCGGGACGTAGAACTGCGGGTTGGTCAACGTATCTCCTGTTCAAACGGGTGTGGTGTTGTGTCATGACACACTAACACACTTGTGGTGTTGTGTTGTTGTGTCATAACTCAATGTCCGGGGTCTCCCACTTCTTCTTGGGCTTGGGCCAGCGGACTGGATCCTTGAGAGACCACGAACTCGTCACCGCCTCGGAGATCAGCTTGGACACCGAGGTCTCCTCGTCCAGAGCCCTCTGCTTCATCTCCTTGAGGGTCGCAGTCAGGATGTAGACGTTCGTACGGGTCGTCAGGTCCGATCCCCTGGCGAACGCGTCCCGGACATCCATCGGCTTCTTGCCCTTGTTCCGCTCAGCCTGCGCCCTGAGCGCAGCCCTCACGTCGGTTGGATCAGACACCTATGAACACCCTCTCCAACTCCTCGTACACGTCCCAGTACGCCTCTAGGTCTATCGGCAGGGTGCCGAACGCCTTCTTGATCGACTGCCTCTGGGTAACGAGTGTGTTGAGTACCGGCACGCCCTGGCCGTGCAGTGTGTGGCGAACTGCGTCGACCATCTTGGCCCGAAGATCCACCTGGGTCATCAGCACTACGCAGGGCACCGCGTGGCACAGCTTCAGCGTCGGCCAGACGCGCTCCACCTCGATAGGCGAAGCCCCGCACGGGATGATCACCAGATCGGCCTCAGTGATTGCCTGCCGGATCAGATCCGACGTGCCAGGAGGAGTATCTACGAGGACTAGTTCGGAGTCCGGGAGCACCAGACGCTCCGGGCAGCAGAGCACCTCGAACGGCAGCCCTATCCCCCGCTGAGCGGCCTTGTCGGACCACTCTGAGGCTGACCGCTGCGGGTCCGCGTCTATGACAGAGCACTCCACCCCGTTCCGGGCAGCGGCCGTAGCCAGGTACATCGCGGTCGTGGTCTTACCCACGCCGCCCTTCGTGTGAATGATCGAGATCGTTGTCATGCAGGGATTATGGCACAAGTGTGTCACGACACAAGTGTGTCGGTGTGTCTGTGTGTTCGTGTGTCACGACACATACTCGACTACTCGACTACTCGAGTCCTCGACTACTCGATAGATGCAGGTCAGACACGCCCGAGGGCGCCAAATGCCGGGTGATGTCCGGTTAGGGCTGCATGATCAGCCCACAACCGAATAGGCCCAGAAACGACAAAACCCCCTGCGCCAACAGGGGGATGTCTGTCCCGAAGGACGTTGACTGTGAAGGTCTCGATCCACGGTAGCGCACGCCTGCGACAAGCGGTAGCTGCGACACAGAACCGTGATGCATTTCGTAACTGGATCGATCGCAACTCCGCGTCGGCCGCGCCGCGCTGGGTATCCCGCGAGCGGTGGATCAAGGACGTGGCCGACTGGTCGATGGGGGAGGGGTTCCAAGCCGCGAGGGCGGCTGCCAACATCTCGATGACCCCCGCGACGTTCATGGCGATCATGAGGGTCATGGCCGAGCACGCAGACCATGCTGACGGGCGCTGTGTGGCCGTCTCCCGCGCCAGGATCGCGGAGAGGGTGGGCTGTAGCCCCCGCACGGTGACGAACGCCTGGCGGCTTCTCAGGCTCTCCGGGTACGGGCTCGAGATCCAGCGGGGACACGGCTCCGAGCAAACCCCGTCTCAGGGCTGCCGCCCGAGCATCTACCACCTTGTGAGCAAACGCCGTCCGGTTGTGGAGTTCTGCTACCTACCGCCGAAGGCGGGTCTTAGTACTTCACCTTCTGTTGAGAATCACTCACTAAACGGCGCTCCGCGCCGCCAAAAGATGCCTCGAAGGGAAAAGCAGCCCCACCCGATCGCCGTCCACAAGCTCGCCGCCCAGATCGCCCGAGACTGGGTCGGCCTGAAGCGGTGTCACACCGGCCAGATCTGCAACGCGATCGTCAACGCCGGGATCGATCCGGGGGAGTGGACGTACTCGCGGCTCAAGGCCGCTGTCGAGGACGATATGAGGGCTACTGGGGCCGTCTGGCCCGATCAGGTGTCCTACCCGCAGGGATTCCTGTACTCGCGCCTTCGGCGCATTACGTCACAGTGACGGTTCACAGGGTATTGACAGGGGCGTGAAAATGAGATGACGCCCCGGTCAGGTCGCACTGTTGCTCAAGGAGTGGGTTACCCCTGGCCGGGGTGGTCCTACACCTACACCTCGTCTTGCTCGATGATGTCGATGTAGTCGGCGGCGTCGAAATGCACCGCGCTCCACGTCCGTGCTGCTACGAACAGGACGAGGATGGGGTAAAGCAGTCGCGTGAACATCGGCGCAACCTCTCCTCGGGGGAGACCAGAGGGTTACTGGTCAGTAACTCGAACGCCCTGTGTCCTCGCTCCGATTCCCCTGCGGTCTATGACTTGCGTCTCCTCCGGGGGAGGTGGCCGGTGACCTCCATGAGCCGAAGCTCGCCGCGCTCCTGCTGAGACAGAGCGCCGCCGCCCTTGAACAGATACCCGTCCGCGTACTTGTAGGCGTTCCCTCCGGGGAGACCGGTCCTCGCGTCGATCTTCATGAACCGCTCGGTCCCGCAGCGGATGCAGACGAGCCCCTGGAGGAAGTGCTTGCCGTCTCGCTTGACGGTCGTGTAGTCCCACGCGTGCTGGAACACCCGGCACATCCGATACTGCGCCGCTACCGATCGATCAACCTCTTTGTCAGCCACTGTGGGCCTTCGTGTAGGCGTCCAAGATCTCTCCCTTGATGATTCCCTTGTCCCCGATTTCCCACCCGTTGTTGCGAGCCCACTCGCGAATCAGAGCCCGCTCTTCTTTGCCGGTAGCCACCGATGGGTACGGCCTAGCGTTCTTCTCCTTCGCCTTCTGGCGGTACTGCTTTGTCTTCTCATGCGCCGCCTCGATATAGGGCGTGAGAACCTTCACAAGCTCTCTGTAGTGCGCCTTGGTGAGGTCTAGGTGGTAGTCGTAGCCCTCCCATCCGATGACCGCTTTCTCTTCGGCTACTTTCGTTCGATCGAAGTCGTCGGTCGTCCTGATAATCAACTCTGAGGCCATGCTCGAGAGAGTATCCCCTAAACGCAAAAAAGCCCCCCAGAGAGCCGAAGCTCCCCGAGGGGTTTCTTTGTCTAGTACGCGTAGAACCACACCTGGCCGCGAGCGCCAGCGGCACCCGCTTGGAATGTGATGCGTGCGGCACCGCCGCCGCCTCCAGGCGGGTTCCCTGCGGTGCTTGCGCCTGTCTGCTGAGCGCCTCCTTGGTAGAGCCTGCCGTTGAGAGTGGTGTCACCTGGTGACTTGCCGTACGTCTCACTGAGGATGAGGGTGCCGCCTGAGCCACCAGAACCGCCTGCAGCACTGTGTGTCCCGGACCATCCGGTGGCCACAGCCGTGGTAGCCCCTCCTGGGCCACCCGCGCCGCCTGAAATGCCTACGCTGCCAGCGCCCGCTGTGCCTCCGACGCCGACAGAGCCGGTGATCGTCAGAGTGCCCATTGGAATGTCCACACCTCGAACGAGCGTGTAGGTCAGCCAGGTTCCTGGGTCGCCGCCTTTGCCCCATGTCGAGAAGGAGCCCTGTCCCTGACCGCCGCCGCCTCCGCTGAGGAGGACCACGTCTATGAACGTGGCCCCGGCTGGGATGTTGTAGGTGTACGCACCGGTCGCGGTGAACGTCTGTCCGACCGGATCGAACGACGGCCAGATCTGGGTGGTCCCAAGGTAGATCTTCGAGGCCGGTGTCGACCCGAGGTAGACCTTCGATGACCCGACCAGGGTGCCTCCGAGATAGAGGGTCATCAGGTCACCACGTAGACGGTGTTGGCGTCCTTCGTCACGATGGCTGCGTACTGCGCCGCCGTCCCAGTCCACAGCGTCAAGCTGGTGGCCGTTCCGTTGTTGGAGCCGGTCACCTTGCCGGTGCCGAGCTTGGACATCGCGATGGCAGCCGACGCGTTGATGTCGGCGTCCACGATGGAGCCGTCAACGATCTTGGCCGACGTGACTGAGTTGTCCAGCGGGGTCCGCTGATCAGACAGCCGAGAGTCGTTGCCCTGAGCCACAGTTCCCGCTGTCGTGCCGTATGCCACACCGAGGTTGGACCGTGCCTGTGCCGCCGTGTCGGCTCCCGTACCGCCGTTGGCGACAGGGAGCTTCCCGCTGACGCGGGTCTCGAGGTCGAGCAGGGTGCCTGACGTGATCGTCTGCACGGTGCGAACCCACACACGGCCACGCGCTCCCGCGCCGCCGAAGAAGCCGAACGGGCCACCACAGCCACCACCACCTGGCACTTGGCCGTCAGCGGCCGTAACCACCTGTGCGCCGCCGCCGTAGTAGGTGATGGTGTCGTAATCCTGATCGCCAGGGGACTGGCCTACGCCGACGTTGGCACCTGGGCCTCCAGCGCCGGTCACCAGGGCAGTTGTTCCCTTCTTGACCGTGCTGTCGCCTCCGTTGTTGGCGCTATTGGCGCGGGCTGCGCCGTCTCCTACCGTCACCGTCAGAGTGGAGCCAGCGGTGATTCCGCCAGTACCTACTGTCACCGTGGCGGTGCCCCACCGGCCCGCCTTACCGCTGAAGCCGATGGGGGCGTTCGCCCCGCCGCCGAGCGCGATCAGTTGGATCTTGTCGCCGTCGAGCATCCACGCCGGGACCGTGAACGTGAACGTCCCTGCGGTGTCGTAGACGGTGGTGTTCGGATCCTGCGGTACGACCGGAGTCGGCACCGCGTTCCAGAGGTTGGTGATCGCAGACTTTGCGTCGGCAATGCCGGTAGACAAACCCTGCAGCGCCTGCGGTAGGTTGACGATGCTGGCGATGGGCAGGTTCTGCAGCGCGTCAACAACATCGAGGTCCGGTTCACCGGTACCTCCCTCGTTGCCGACAGCGATGATTGCGTCGATCAGGCTCTGCACGCCCGTCTTCGCGGAGTTGACATCGCCGCGCTGGCCCTGCAGGGCAGCCAGCACCTGAGCAGGTGTCTTGCCTGTGGAACCCGAGGTGCCGGTGGCACCGTCGAAGATCTTGTTCAGCAGATCTTGGAAGTTGGCGTTCGGAGTGAGCGCCAGCAGGGAGTCGACCAGACCCGAGATCTTCGCCTGCGAGATCATCGGGATGTTGGTGAGGTTGGTCAGCTTCGACGCGTCGAGTGACGACGAGCCCGTGAGAAGCCCTAGGAGCCAGTTGTCTAGGTCGGTGGGGGTTGCGTTCGTAATCCCCGTCAACGCGTCCCTGACGGCCTGCTGGGCCGCTGCAGCGGCATCCTCTACGGCGCTCTCGATGGCGTCCGCTAGTCCCTGGAACTTCGCCAGCACGTCGGCCGGGACACCGCCCGGTCCTCCCTTGATCAGGTCGAGGAACCCCTGCCAGTCGGCGCTCTTGAAGAACACCGGAGAGGCCAGCGACGACATGATCTTGTTGACCGACGACAGCACCGTGTCGAAGTCACCCGGCAGAACGTCGGGCATGATCGAGCCGATCTGCTGCAGCGTCTCCAGCGGTAGCTTGAGCAGTTGGTCTCTTAGCAGATCCAGCGCGTTGGCGATGTCTGGCGTCGGGATCGTGAACAGGTTCTTGATCAGGGTCTCGGTGTAGCCCTGTCCGAAGTCGAAGTCACCCCCGCCGATCTCGAATGCGCCGTCAGCGCCGATCGCTTCCAGCGGGTTGGTGGGCCACACTGTCATGCCGCTTCCTCTCGTCTTTTGTCACCCGCAATCCGCTCAACGCGCTCGGTACGGATCTCCTCTCGGAGACCGCCGATGTCTTGCCGGATCTCCCGGAACCCCCGCGTGATCTCGTCACGCAGGTTCTCGTCGTGGGAGTTGGACACTTGGGTGTCGATCTTGTGGAGCTTCTTGGCGGTGTTGCGCTGCCCGATGACTACCGGGGCGTAGGCGATTGCCAGGCCACAGATGGAGATGAGCGCGAGAAGCGCCGCCTCCCAACCGTTGTCGGGGTTGAACAAGCCGTTCACTCTGAGAACTCCTCGGCCATCGCAGGGCCGGGGCGGTTGTCCGGGATCATCCCGGCTTCTCGGTACTGACGAAGCATCGCCTCGTTCTCCTGTTGGGTTAGTTTGCGGATGTCTGGGATACGCACTGGCTCCGGGTCGGGCTCGTCGTGCTTGACCCACCGGGCGGCGTTGTTCATGTCGTGGCGCTGGCCACGAAATGCAGGCTGGAACTTGATCTCCTGCTGGGGAAGCTGACTGACGTGGATGTTGCCGTCCTCATCAGCCAGCCCCTTCAGCCAGTCGACATGCCGAAAGCCCGCCTGCCATATCCGCTCAGACCAGTCGGCCAGGTAGGCCGGATGGGTGATCGCCCCTACTCCTGCAACCATCGGAAGGTTGCGGAGAGCCCAGATGGCGTGCTGCCGTGGGTCATTCGGGTCGTGATCTTGCTGAGACGGTATGGACATGGCGGTGCCTTTCGGTTAGAGAATCCCCGCGAGCGAGAGACCACCGTTGACACGCTTGATCTCTTCGAGGAACGCGAGGGCTGGGTTCTTCGGTTCGCGGTATCCGATCCCGATCTTCAGCGGCTCGAAGCCGTCCTTGCCGATGCGGAACTTGATGCGCTTGACGCGCTCCACGAACAACTGGTCTTCGACCGGGTAGCCGAGGACCGACGTGCCGACACGGTCACCAATCCACGCGTGCCCGTAGGGCTTTGGCGCGAAGATGTACGGTGCGGCATCTGAGACCTCAATCTCATGGGCCGTCCTGGCCCTGGTCTTGTGGATCTCGGCGGCGATGGCAGCGAACGCGCTCAGGGTGAACGCCTTCATCTGGCCTTCGGCCATGTTCTCGAAGTAGTGGAAATCTCCGAGGCCGGTGACGATGTCCTCGAGGCCCGCGATGGGCAGCGAGAGTCCCGCCGCACGCAGCGTCGGCACCTCCATGAACGCACCGATCGTGTCGGTGTAGACCGGCTCGAGGACGCTGTTGATCAGACCGCCCAGAGGGGGGAGGTCGATCGCGCCGCCCACAGCGGCTACGGCCGGGATGGATGCGATGGCGGTGTTGATGAAGCTGGTGAGGAGGTCGCCTCCGATGTTGATCAGAGCCCCAATTCCCTCGTTGATGCCCGGAGCACTGGACCCTCCTGCCAGGAAGGATGTGTCGGTGGCCTCGTAGTACGAGAACTCACTCGACTTGATCCCGGTCAGTGGTCCCTCTTCGAGCACGACGTGCGGAGCACGCGGGCTGGTTCCCAGGAACAGCGGGTTGTAGTACTCGCCGGGGTACGTGTAGTCCCCGGAGAACACGTCGACTCCTTCGACCTGGCCATCGCTGGCCAGCGTCACGATCGCCCGAACGAATCCGGTCAACCATGAACCGCCGAAAGCGGTTTCGGTGCCCCAGCCACTGTTGTCCTCGATGTCCCACACGACGCAGCCGTCCCTCAGCGGAATCAACTGCAGGAGATCCTCGACAGGGTCGAGTCCCCAGACGCCCTTGAGATCTTCGAACGGGTGCGGGTCGCGGTCCTTGATGTACCGGCGACACGTCAGCGTCAACTGATGGTCGTTGAGGATCTGCTTGGCGGTGTCGTAGAACGTGCCGAAGCGCGAGAACACCATCGTCACCGGGCTGTTGTCAGCCAGGAACGGGAATGGCTTTACGATGTTCCTCCAGTTTGCTGGGTTGAAACTCGGACCCATCCATTCGTTTATATCTGTGGGGTCGTCTGGCAATGTCCACAATGACGTTTCCAGGCGAAGCAGATTGACAAAGAGGGTTACCAGCAAACACCACTTAGCAGGTCCAAATATAATCCAGACCTTGGGAAACTGCAGCTCAGGGCGTAGAAACGGGTTACACCAGACCCTTATATGCTTGGTCTGCTCAAAATCGTGCAAAAAGATTATCTCGAGATACTGGTCACCAGAGTCGTTCTTGACGACTCGATAATGATCCATCATCCCGGTCCATCGAGACCCTTGCTTCTCGATGTTGATAATCACATTTCGTTTGCTACGACCACGGTGATTCATCGCCCATTTGGACAGGTAATGATCGAGGGGCATGTGCAGGGTGCAGACGCCGGTCTCGTTCTCGATGAACTCCCACTCGAGGACTCGCTGGCCTGCGACCATGCCACGGAGGCGGAAGTCGCCGTCCCGGAGTTCTACGTCCGGGTCAGCCAGTCGAGCCTGTTCGAGCTTGCAGCGGCGAAGTTGGATCTTGTCCCAGAGGTCGTTCGCCTCCTTGACCGATGCAAGGCCACTCATCATGGCCTCCTAAAGCCGAAGTCGGATCTGTCGTCGTACTCCCACGCGTCCCACGGCTCGCCCTGGATCTCGGCGGTCTGGTCGTTGGCAGCGATTTCGAAGTTGTGCGTTGTGCCTCCGGTGATCTCCTCGATCACGTCCTCGTACTCGGGCTCATCGCCCTCCCAGTCGACGGTGGCGACGGGGAATCCGAGAACCCGGAGAACCCAACTCACTCGAGCCCCCAGCAGCGCGACCACGGCCTTGGGAGCCGCAGGCTGACTACTTGCCCCGGAGCGCATCCCGTTGCGTCTATGACGAACTCACGCTCTTCGGTGTAGGGCGGGATCATGTTCTTGAAGCGGACCCCGTTCATGCGAGCCCAGACAGGGGAGCCTGACTCCGAGGAGATCTGCTCTTCGCGCCTGTCGGTGTCGATGATGCAGTTCTCGCCGTAGATCAGCCCCGGCGTCTTGACGCGCCGGTCAGCCTTCTCGGGATCCTCGAACGAGTAGTCCGGGACCACGAACTGAGTGAACGGTGCCGTCTCCCACGGGATGTCGATGTCGATCTGGACACCGAGCAACTCCATGTTGAAGTTGGGGATCGGGTCGATCGCACCGGGGACAGCCCACTTGGGTGCGATGTACTGGTCGGTGGGGTTGAGCCCACCTTGCTCCCGGCCGACCTTGATCTTCAGGGTCTCCTTGGGCAGTTCCTGCCACGGCCAGATGCCGCCAGGCCAGAACGTCGGCTCGAACCTGGTGTCTGTCTTCGTCTTAGCGGAGAACACCCGGTCGTCCTCGTACCAGAACGGGTCGTACGCGATGCACGACATCACCGTCAGGTTGATGGACTTGCCTCGGGGGTCGGTCTTCATCTCGACCTTGGGGCTCTCGAAGAGCCGCACATGCAGGTAGCGAGTACCGGAGTCGGGGGTTGTGACGTAGAGCTTGGCGTCACGGTTGAATGCCCATGCCTTGCGCCACTCGGAGTCTCGCGACAGCCAGGACCGGGGACCGATCTTGGCGTCGTTGAGCACCTGGACCCCAAAGACGATGTCTCGCTTCAGGATCCTGTGGTTGAGGTAGCGGGCACCGGGGTAGTTCCCCGGCTCTTCAACAACGACCTTGACGGGAGGGTCGTAGAAACAACCCTCCACGTCTGTGGCCAGGTACACGCCCTGGTCACCGGTCGTCAAGTTGAACCATTCACCGTTGACACCGCGTAGTTCCACGACGGTGTCGGTGATCAATGTGTTCCTCCTATTTGGGTGTCAAGTCAGCGAGATGGGCCAGTGACAGTCATCGCGTCGGTGCGCTCCTGGCGCTCCTTGATGCTCATGGCCTCATCGACCGAACCGATCTGGAAGATGTACTTCGTGCCCTCGGTGAGGAGCTTGGAGACCAAGCCGTTACCCGAGATGCCCAGGTCCGAGAGGAACTGCTTCCCAGTCGCTTTCGCGAAATCAACCGGTGCGTTCATGAGGTCGGACGCGGCCTTGACGAGCGGGTCGTTGCCCGCCGCATCGCCGTACGCCTCCTCGTTCTTCACGCGGTCCTTCTGGTAGGACAGGATGTCCTTCTGCGCCTGCAACTGATCGATCTGGTTCTGGAGTGCCTTGCGGCCTTCCTTGTCCGAATCGGGCAGTTCGTTCTTCTGCAGCTTGAGTCGCTTCTTCTCCTGCTCGATGACATCCATCGACTTCTTCAAGTCGTTGGTGTCGATCCCAGCGAGAGCGCCCGTCTGATCGGTGCCTGCGTCCATCGCCTGCTTGATCTTGTCGGCCATCTGCTTCGCCATCTCGAGCGTGTTCTGCAACCCGTTCTCGAGACCGGCTCCGAACTGATCGCCCAGCGCCTGGCCACCCGTGAAGATGGATGTCCAGCCCTGCCCGGAGAGCGGACCCTCCTTGGCGGGGGAGTGCGGGATCAGGTTCAGCACGCCGCCGACGACAGACCCAACAGCGTCCTTCACCGCACCGGCCATCGACTTGATGCCGCCGATGAACTTCTCGATCAACGCTCGACCGGCCGAGGCCAGGTCGATGCTGGTGATGGCAGATACGATCTGCGACCCCATCGTGTTGATGATGTTGATGACGTTGTTGGCTGCGCCCTGGATGATCGACACGACCGTGTTCCATACGCCCTGGACGATTCCGCTGACCTGATTCCAGATCCCGGAGAACCACCCGGAGAACGCACCCCACGCCGCCTGGACGACGCCCCACGCGGCCTGAGCGGCCGTTGAGACGGCGTTCCACGCTGTGGAGGCAGGACCGGCTAGGCCGGAGAAAATACCGCCCAGGAAGGCTGCTGCGCCGCCCCAGAGTGCCGAGATGATGTTCCACGCCTGCGTTGCCGCTGCGGAGATCACATTCCAGACCGGGGTGACTACCTGTCCGATCGTCCCGAAGATCGTCCCGAAGAACGAGGTGACCGGGGAGAACGTCTGCTGGATCGTCTGCCACGCGGATGCCGCGCCACTCTTGATGCTCTCCCAGATGCCTGAGAAGTCGATGCCTTGGATGCCGTCGACCAGCCACTGGATCGGAGCGGGCATCAGGTCGCCAGCGGAGCCGCTGCCGTCGCCGTTGAACACGCCGATCTTGTTCATCGCGTCCGCAGCCCAGTTGAGCGCGTCCGAGATCTTCACGACGAGGTCTACGACCGCCTGCAGTTCGGACTTGAACGACTTGACCTTCTCCGGGTCGGAGAAGAAGTCGAGCGCCTTACCGGCGATGTCGACTAGACCGCCACCCAGTTCCTTGAGCGTGAAGCCCAGGCCGTCGAGGGCATGGTCGAACTTCGACATGCCGTCTGGACCCTTGGTGGTGAAGTCGGTGATCCACTTGGAGAACGAAGCTCCGGTGTCGCTGAACCACTTTCCGATGTCGGGGAACTTGGCTGAGAACGCGTTGATCAGGTCGAGGATGCCCTGCGTGAAGCTCCCGATACCGGGGGCCGCAGCGTCGAGACCGGCCGCGATGTTGCGGATCGTTTCCTCGAACTTGGCCAGGTTCTCCGGGGAGGTCAGCACGTTGGCAACCGACTGTGCGATGTTGGCCAGCCCCTGCGTAACAGTGGGCAGCGTCGACTTCAGCGACGGGAAGATGTCTCGGAGCTTCTCGAACACCGGGGTGAACTGCTCTTCGACCTTGGCCGACATGGTCTTCTTCAGCGCATCGAACGGCTCCTTGAGGAGACCAGCGGCCTTCTTCAGGCCGTCCATGCCGAGCGCCAGCGCGGCGATGGGAATCGCTACGCCAGCGATCAACCCCGGCAGTGCCAGGAGCCCCGTGGTGAGGGCTCCCAGCAGGCCGACGATCAACGGAGACAGAGCCCCGATGGCAGCGATGATGACCGCGTAACCGGCCGGGTTGATGCCCGAGCCGAACGATGGGAACGGGATCTTGTCCGAGATCTTCGAGAACTGTTCCTTCATGCGCTGGAACATGCTCTTGTCGACATCGGCTTCGACCTCGACCTTGGCGCTCATGCCAGCGGTCTTGGCCTTGACCTCCTTGCGGAAGTTGCCCATGTCGGGCTCGACCTGGATCTTGGCCTTGACAGCCTGCTCGATCGCATCGAGGTCACGCTGTAGCTCGCGCCGGAACTCCTTCGAGTCCGGGGAGACCTTGACCGAGATCCGGGCTACCTCAACACCGGTAGCCATACCGGCCTTCTTAGCCGCCATTCAACTCTCGCTCCTTCCTGAGTCGATGCGCCCTCTTCGCGGCCACGATCATGTGAGCGAACGAACCGGGCTTGGGCGCATTGGATTTGTCTGAATCGGGAGTCGGGAACGGCTCCGGGGGCTTGGGCTTCGGCTTCGCCGGATCACGGTTGACGACGGTGAGGATGTGGTTGTTGGCACGCAGTGCGTTGACTGCGGCGACAAGCGCATACCTGTCGGCATCCCAGCCCCGGAACTGAATGCCGCCCCGCCGAGACGCGTAGAACGCGCCATCGGTCGGTAGCTGCATGATCAGGGCCAGGACGTAGCGGGGCGAGAGCGGAGCCTCTTCCGAGAACAGAAGTCGGAGGTCAACCCGGTAGTGGTGGAGAAGATCGCTGAGGATCGCCTCGCCATGCTTGTCGATCAGGCTGGCGAGGACTCGGCTTCCCCCAGTTGCGTCTCACCGATCCACTTGGTCAGCACTGCGGTGTGCAGGGTGGCCTTGATCTGTGGGTCTTCGTGCTCGAGTTCCGCGAGCAACCGGCGCGATGCGCTGGCTCCGCTGATGAGCCGGATGATCTTTGCGACTGCCTCGCAGACGATTTCGGAGACCTCGGAGTCCGAATCCTCGTCGTCCTCGTCTACAAGCTCATCGATGTTGTCGATCTCCTTGAGCGCAGCCTGCACCGCCTCGCGGGCGGGCTTCTTCAGCTTCAGCACGCTCTTCAACTCGACCTGGCTGCCGTCCGACAGTTCGATCTTGGTGGGCGCGTAACGCTTGATGGTCTCTTCGCGGAGCGAGTCGAGGGTGAATACGTTTGACATGGCGAACCTTTCAGGAAATTGGGCGGGCTGGAAGTGGCGGGCAGAGGGGGAGGCAGGCCCGCCAAGGAAACCTCCCCCTCCGGGGTAGACACCCGACTGGGTGTCAAGTTCGAACTATGGAGCGACGTTGAACAAGTCCTCGTTGATCCACTTGAAGGGCAGTTCGTCCTCGTAGTCGAGGTAGGTGAACCGCACCGGCAGAGCGGCCAGGTCATCGATCGGCAGATCGATCGCGTCGTCGCGCTTGACGCTCGACTTCCACGCGTGATGGCCGAGGCGGAAGTCGCCGTCCACGATCACGACGAAGACTGCCTTCTCGTTGGACTGGCTGGGGTCGACGCCGAACTCACCCTCGACGGTGGAACCGTTGGGGCCGTAGTACAGCGACAGCGAGTCCTCATCGAACTGGTGCAGCAGGACCGTCACGAAGTCGATCGGATCCTCGGAGTTGATCTCGCGGAGCTTCTTCTTCTGCCAAGAGCCCTTGACCTCAGAGTCGCCTCCTTCGAAGCCGAACTCGGGCAGGGTGCCCCGGCTGGTGTGGCCAGCGTTGTCCCAGACGGTGAGGCCCGCGCCCCAGGTGCTGGTGTCGGTCAGGTTGATCGTCTTGAGTGCAGCAGCGGACGGCGCGGCGGTGCCCGGAGGGGCGGTGAACACGTACCCGACTGCAGCGGTCAAAACTGCATCGTCATCAAGTGCCATGTGGCATACCTTTCGGTTAGTTGGATCTCGGTCGACGCACGCCGAGCCGGATAAGACCCTGGATACGCCAGGAGTCCTGATAGAGGGAACTGAACTGGGTAGCACCCAGCGTCTCGTAGATGGATGTCAAATACCCTGCGGGAGTTTGGATCTGGTGTTCCACCGCGTCGTACAGCACCTCTAGGGCATCCTCGTAAAGCTCCTCGCATTCGAGGAGCCCGTCAGTCGAGTACGCCGACATTTCGATCACCGGCAGCGTGTGAAGCAGCGGTGCTTTCGGGTTCCTGATACCGCCGAGGCGGCGGATGTTGATCATCGGGAAGTTCCGGTAATCCACGTCGGGAACCCAGGTGGTGATCTCCACGTCTTCGAGACGGGGATCGGCTCGGAGGATCGGGGCCACCACCTTTTGAACGCGTGGCATTCGGGCCATGCGACCTCCTTACGAGGGTGAGCCGCCGATCGCTGCGCGTGTCAGGATGTACTCGGCGGCAGGCGGTTTGGTGTTGGTGCCCGCGAAGAAGCCCGATGGGGCGTGCCCGAACTCGAGGGCCATCGCGTTGGGGGCGTGGAGCACCGTGAACTCGTCCACGTCGTTCGACGCCTCTTCGATCTCGGCGGGGAAGTAGCCCTCGGGCGTGATGCGGCTCGTCTTGTTCGCCGCAGCCAGTCCGCGCCTGGCCCGCTGGGTGACGCCGTCACGAACGTCCTTGACCTTCTTGTGGGTGTCGACGTGCCTCGCGGCAGCTTCGTTCGCCCTGGCGTAAACCTTGGCCATCAGTACCTCTTGATCGTGTAGTCGACGCGAGCCAGCGAGGGGGAGGAGTCGTACACGGTGGCGTCTCCGAAGAGCGCCCACCTCTTGCCCCGCCACTCGATCTCGGACTGAGCGCCAAGCTCCCCGTGCTCCTTGGTGAAGCTGCGGGGGAAGCGCATCCGGTAGACCTTCTCGGACTCGTAGCCCTCGTTGTCCTGCTCAGCACGTCGTGCGGACGTGCCTGACTGGTTGGCCACCTGGAACCGGGCGATGGCCGGGATGCCGGTGGTGGATGCCTTGGTCCGCTTGTTGCCGTCGCCGTCGATCACCAGGACTTCGGGGTAGACGATGCAGGGCTGGTACCGGGCTCCGGTGTCGAGGAGGCTCATATCACTGTCGCCGTTCGGACGCGGGTGGCCCGCTGCGGGACGTTGCCCCACTCGATGCGCCAGTCGTGGACGCAGGAACAAATCGGGGGAGTCGCTTCGTGGTCGCAGCCGTACGTGGTGACTTCGGGCGGCTTAACCGCCCCGTCGAAGTCGTCGGGGTAGGGAGCCTTTGGCTGCCACTCCTCGCCGCTCATGTCGGCATCACCAAGTTCGGTGTGATGACGAACGATCGCTTCAGCGAGTTGACGCCGAGGATCTCCCACTCTTCGTCGGTGATCGTCAGCTTGCCGGTCTGCAGGTCGGTGGAAAGCTGGTAGGTGTATGCGCCGTCAGTCTCCGACATGTAACCCTCGGGGTTACGGACCAGTCGGAGTACCGCATCGGCTTCGATGTCGATCAGGTCTTGCCTGAACGTGGGGGAGGCCGTGGCCTTGGCGTCAAGGCCGGTGATCCGGCGTCGGATCATCCGCTCGACCTGCGCGAGCCGTCGCGTAATCAGCGCCATTACTTCGGGTTCGGGCTCTTTGGCCCACAACTCGACTACGTCATCAGCGGTCGCGTAGGACACGGGTTACTCCTTGGTCTCGGCCTCGGCAGCCTTCGCGGCTGCAGCGGCAGCGTTGTCGGCCTCGATCTGGGCCTTGGTTCGCCGTGTGCGCTTCTTCGGCGCTTCGGCAGGGGTATCGACAGGGGCGGGGGTGAAATCGCCGTCAGCGACCCACTGGCCGCTCGCAATCAGCTTCTCCGCGAACTCGTCGTCCACCTCGCACAGACCGCCGTTGAGGGCGGATCTGATCAGTGCCATGTGTTGTCCTTTCGTGTTGACGCCCAACAGGCGGGCGGCGCGTGCTACAACCGCGCTTTAATCCCCAGCACCAGGGGAACCCGCCCATTGGGTGTCAAGTTTGAACTAGACCGTGACGACGTTGGTCAGCTTGACGAACGCGTCCTTGTCGTTGACCAGGACACCGAACTCAGCCTCGACGCGGACTGCGACGAGGTTGTGCTGCCACAGCGAAACGAAGTTCGGCGTGGCGAAGGTGCCGAGGTTCAGCGTGGCCTGGTCGGTCACGTCGAAGGACAGCCCGCCGACCTGACCCCAGAGGATCTGGTCGAAGTCGCCCATGTAGCCGATCGTGGTCCCGTTGGCGACGTGGTCGCTCAGGATCGTCGGACGGCTGAGGATGCGGCCCTCGCGGTACGGGTTCACCAGTCCCTCGTAGGGGGTCTCGATGAACAGCGGACGGCCAGCGCCGTCCTTCGCGCCGTTGAGGATCGGCTCGGCCAGGTCGTCCAGCAGGGTCGCGCCCCACTTCTTGCCAGCGGCCAGGAGCAGGTTCAGGCCGTTCACACCCAGCGCGTCGTACGCGTTGAGGTTGGAAACGCCCGCGCCGCCCGGATCGGCCAGCGAGACAGACTTGCTGGTCTGGTCGATGTACGCGCCGAACGGGGTGTTCGTGCCGTGCAGGACCGCGTTGTCGAACGCCAGCGCGATGGCCGTGGCCACCTTGGTACGCATGGTGCCGAGGTAGTTGGCGGGGTTCGCACGGACGGTTTCCGCCGAGGCCACGAAGATCGTCGCGATCTTGTGGGGGGCAACGACCTGCGAAGACAGATCACCCTTGGTGATCGGCTTCATGTCGCCCTCACCCAGCCACTGCGCCGACACGTTGCCGGTCCAGTGCGGGATCTTCACGCCGGTAGCGCCCATCGGGATCTTCTGGGCAACGCGCTGGATGATCGAGGTCTTCTCAGCCTGAGCGAAGTAGTCCTTCGCCTGCTCGGGGTTGAGGTAGCCCGTGAACATCGTGTCGCCGGTCTGGGCGATCTTGGGGTTGTTGACGGCGAAATCTGCCATCTTTTTATCTCCTTCTTGAGGGGGTTACGAAATCCCGACGATCTTGTTGATGGCGTCGAGGATCGGGTCTCCGTTGAGTGGCATGTCTTTTGGCTTGCCACCGAAGCCCTGGGTGGGATCGAATGCGGGAGAACGGGTTTCGAAGCCGCCGATCAACTCGAGGTTGCTCTTGGCGGACTCACCGATCGAATCGGCGTCAGTGCCCTGCAGGATCGCCGTGAACTGGCGGACCTTCTCGCTGGGAACCTTGGCGTCGATCGTGGTGTAGAGCTTCTGAAGCTCGATCCACGCCTTGCCAAGCTCGTTCTCCAATTCGGTGTACGCGGTGTCGCGAGCAGCGATTTCCTTCGCGTGCTCTTCCTTGACGGCTGCGACGGCCGCGTCGACTGCATCCTTCTTGGCGTGCCGCGCTGCGGCGGCTTCCTGGCGAAGCTCCCTGACGTATGCCTCATCGAAGACCTTGGGGTCTTTCTCCAGCGGCTTGTCGACCGGAGTCGACTCGACGGGGGTGACTTCTGGGGTTGCAGTGTCGGACATAACTTTTCGCCTCCTGGGCTATTTGTGAACCCACCTGGGGTTCGGTGACTACGCAGCGAATGCGTAAGAGGGGATACTGATTTCGCCTCGGGAGAGGCGGCGACGGAGCGCGTTGAGCGTCTCCTTGTTCTGGTTCGTCGTGCGGGCCTCGCCACTCTCGATGAGCGCGGTGGCTTCCTCACTTGCCTTGATCCAGAGCTTGTTGGCCTCTAGGGCCGCATCGCGGCCAGGCCAGTTCTGAATGTCGAACACCGGGACTGCGATGCAGTCACAGCCTGTGTGCCACTCTTCGAGGTGGTCATCGAGCGACTCGCGGAACGCCTCGAGATCCTGACCGGCCTCTTTCCAGAGGTCGAGCACGGTCTCGTCATCGAGGTTGACCCCCGCCGTGGCCGCTTCGCTGTAGGCGAAGTTGCCCTTGTGGTTGAGATCAGCGCCTCGGGAGATGAGCATCAGACACCAGGCGCATGTTTCGCGCCCCGTGGCCACTCGAGCCCAGCCCTGTAGGACTTGCGGCTCGCTCTTGACCGCGCCGATGATCTGTCGGCGTCCAGCCATCTCAACTTCCCGGACGGCCGTCATCGCCAAGCGATTCACCGCTACCTGCGGAGAGTTACTCTGGGACATACCCTTTCGGGCTGGCTCCATGTTCTGTACGAACCACTTCCACTGGACCTCGCTGAGCAACCTCTCGTTGCGGGGGAGTCCGGGGTTGTGGAGTTCGCGCTGGGCGTCGTACAACCTTCGGCCCAAGGCGGCACTCTGGGAGTACCGCCGTTGGACCTCGGGGAACAGGAATTGCAGCAGGCCCAGCCAGTCAGCCACGCTGAGTGCTGGTCCGGTGAACAGGCGTCCGAACTTCTGGACGTAGGCCGTGAGTCCCGCAGTGATCACAGCCTGTTGGGCTGCGTACTCTTCGGGGTTCACTTCGCGGCGTCACCACCTGTCGGCGGCGTTTCCGGCTTCGGAGCGGCCTTCGGGGTGGGGGAGCCCTGGACGGTGGGATCCTGGTCGACCATCGTGCCGATAAGGCCCAGGCCCATGCTCTGCTCTTCTTCGTCCCAGCGGCGCATCTCAGTACGCTCTGCAACGGAGTAGCCCATGTCGATGCGAGCCCGCTCACGCGGGATGACACCGGCACCAGCGCCGTACAGCTTCACAGCCGCGTCGGCCTTGGCCGCGTACGTCGGAGTCGACGGGTCACGCCAGATCGTCTCCATGCGGAGCATGTTCGGCGGCACGTCGCCGCCCTTCATGATTCGCCAGGCGATCCTCATCGCCTCTTCCCACGCCCCACCGAAGATCAGGTTCTTACGCTCGACCTTCTTGATGAGACGCGACTCAGCGGCTCTGATTGCCTCAGCAGAGGCCGGATTGTCCGCAGCGGTGCTCAGGTACTGGGGAGGTAGTCCCGTGTACGCAGCGACCTGCTTGGCGATCTGATCCAGCGCGTTGGTGAAGTTGGCCAACTCGGCTGCCGAGAACTGGGCGATCTTGCCCTCTGCGTCCTCGAAACCGAGGATGCGGGCCATGTACGCGTCGAACAGCATCGCGCCGGTCTCGGGGTCCACGCCGATCTCTTCCGGCTTGATGCCGAACATGATTCGTTGCGGGACACCCATCAACTCGGCCGTGGCCTGCATGAGCATCAGCGTCCGGGCGGCGGCGTCGGTCATCGACCGAAGCTCGGGGGTGATCTCCGATGTGCCGTACAGATCCGAGAGCCGGGTGCGGTTCGGGAGCGGGACGACCGGCACGACGCCGAGGCCGTGCTTGACGCTGAACCACTCCTGCCATTCGCCTTCCGCCTTGAACCAGCCGAACGTGTCGTTCAGCGTGTACAGGGTGGCTGCCTGGATCTCGTTGCCTGCCTCGTCGTAGGCGACTCGGACAGCCCGAGAGACCCTGCCGATGCGGGGATCGATCGTGGCGTGCATGCGGGTGGGCGGCTCTACCCGGATGATCGGGGTGTTGGGATCCCACCCGAGGTCGATCTTGGGGTCTGGCTTGCTCAGCGTGATGTAGGACCGGCCGTGGACGTACGCGTCGGTGTAGCCCAGCGGTGCCTCGATGTCGAGGTCGTTGGCCTGCCACCACTGCCACAGAGTGTCGTCTGGCTCTTCCTGCTCGGCCAGCCGGAAGCCCTCCACTGCCTGCCGCTCCGCTATGGAGTCGACGTACAGCCGGGGGTATCCGACGTGGGCCAACAGCTTCTGCATCTGCTGGGGAACGGTGACGCCGATGGCCTCTGGCCGTCGCTGTGCGTCGTAGTAGCTGGTGTTGCTCTTGAGATCCTTGCTGGCGTCTTCGAACTTCGAGACCATCTCGTCTCGCGCTGCGGCCGGGTCGGCAATCTCCTCTTCACCGGGCATTGGGGCGGTCATCGAACGACCGCCACCCGACCCGTGCGGGCCTTCTTGCTCATGAGGTAGTCCTGTCTCGCCCCGAACGCTAGGACCGCGCAGACGGCAGCGTCGATCTTTTTGCTGCTGTCCTTGGTGACCTTGCGAATCGAAATGGCGTCGTAAGTGGTTGGATGTCGTTTGGCGTTCAGAACGTGTTGGCGCAGAACGGGATTGCCGTCATGCGATACCTCACGCTCGAGGACCGCGTCCTCAAGGCGCTCACAGTCGAACGCGAACCTCTTCTGCTGCCCACGCATGTCAAATGCGACCGGGTTGTTCGGAGAGGCGTTGACCTTGAGCTTCTTCTTGTAAGCCCGACCCCACTGGTCGACGTATGCTTCGAATTCCTTCACGTCGGCGCGGAAAGCGACCACGTCATACCTGGCGAACGCGGAATGAACAGCAGCATCCACGTCTTCGCGTGGGACTTCGCCGCCGTACTTTTCCGGGTTCCAGATGTTCAGTACGAACAACATCCCGTCGTCCACTCGACAGGCCACCAGGGCCGTCCAGTCATTGGACTTAGAACCGTCGAAACCGAGGGTGATCTTCTGCTTGGGCTCGAGCTTGAACACAGGATCTACCTGTGCGACTCGGTCCCACTCTTGTGGCGAAAGCCAGGAGTCCTCCGACGCGTTGACCTGGTTGAGGAACTTGCGTCGTGACTCTGTGATCACGTTCTTGGTCGACAGAATCGACTTGATGATGTCGTCAATGGGCAGCCAGGTGGAGTCGCCTCGGGCGATCAGCAAGCCCTCCCGGAGCTTGGCGATGCCTTCTTCGAATCCGACCGGATCCTCCTTCTGAGAGGGGATCTCGGAGATCGGGGTGTCTGCAGGCGCTTCGAGAGCGTCGTACATGGCCCCGGTGTCGACTGACTTACCGGACAGAACATCTTGATATTCGACGTACGCCTTCTCGGCCACCGTTTCGGTACCGGGAATGTGTGCGTTGCAGATGGATAGGGTGCGAGCACCTTCGACCTTGGTCATGTTGCCCTCGATGACCGATGCCATCGAGTGCCCGTCGTTGACCTTGCCGTCTGGGCCTTGTCCCCACCACTGGGTTTCGTTCTGGATCACGAAGGTTGGGCGGTTGCCCTCCATCGAAGCGGGGCTCGAGGTCGCTGCCTCGATGCGCCCTGCGCCACCATCGGAGTAGATGATGAAGCGGTTTACGTCGAGCGAGTACTCGGACTTCAGCCTCTTGGAGATCATCACCGGGAACAGGGAGAAGGTGTTCTTCGTCTGGTCCTGGGAGACTGCCGCGATCGTGATCCACGGTGCGTTGCGCCGCTTGCCAACGGGCTGGCCGTCAGCGTCGAAGTGCGAAAATGCTACTGGCCCACAGAGTTCCGCAAGCGCCATAGCGGCGGCGAACGGATCCTTGCCCCAGCCCTTCAGGCGTCGGATGACGCCCTCGCGGTAGACGTACTGGCCTTTGTCGTCCACTGCGTACCACCAGAGAATCAGGCGAACCTGTTCGTCGGTGGGCAGGAACATAAGCTCGTTTACTGGGATGCCCATTTCGGACATCTCGATGAGCCTGCGTAGACGTTCTGGATCGTCATGCCCGCCTGGGGTATTGACGTATTCCGCCATCCACGCGAGGACACCCCAGCCCAAGGTCTTCTCGGGTAGGTGCCAGTCGCCAGTGATCGTCCGTACCCACGAAGGGCCGACGATGTGGGGAGGGGACGGGGCAAGCTCGACCGTGTGGTTGTTGAGGCTCACCCCGCCTCCTCTCTATGTCAGAAGTGCGGCAGCGCGTTGATCGCGGCTGCGGCGTCCTTGCCGAAGACCGGGATGTCGCCCACCACGTCGGTCGCGGCGGTGCGGAGCTTCTCGAGGTCCGCGTTGGCCTGCGCGGCCTGCGCCACGACAACCGGGATGTTGGAGATGACCTGGTCAAGCGGGGTGACCGGAGCGGCGTCGATGGTGCCGTCCTTGCGCTGCTTGGCGACGATCACACCGGCCGTTCCTGCGGCACCGGCACCGATGAGGGAGCCGACCTGCAGGAGGATCTCGTTGATCGCGCTGGCGCTGTCCGAGCCGAGCGCCCCGAGGGCGATCAGCAGGGGCAGCAGACCGGCGACTGCCGTCGAGCCGAGGTAGAAGTACTGGCGGATCTTGCTCACTTGGAATCTCCGATCTGTGCGGCGAGAGCCGCCTTGAGTTGACGTACGAGGTTCTTCGATTCCTCGATGGCTGCTGGGCTCTTCTCCGGGCCTTCGCCCTTCGCGACCTTCGCGATGGTTTCGATCGCCCACACCTCGCCACGGAAAGCGGCCTGTGTGACGCGTTCGTCCCACTTCATGCCGTCGATGTTGCGGAGCAGGTCGAGCGGTGTGTGTGCCGGAACGTCATCGCTGCGGTACCACGCCCGCGAGGGGTATCTGGTTTGATCGGCCATAAGTGCCTCCCATTCGTCTTCTGGTTCGTTGGCGAAAATGGTCAAGAGCTTGTCGCCCATGCCAAGTGCGCGGTTGTATCTGGTTCGCCGTTCGTCAATCCCGTTGAGACCGCCGTTGATTCGGCGCGTCACTGTGTCGAGATCTCGTCGGTCACTGAGTTCGTTGATGTCGGTTCGTGCGACGGTCCAGTACCAAGCGGCACCGATACCGGCCCACTTGATGTCGGACAACTCCTGCGGGTGGTCGAGGAAGTAGTTCGGGTCGGGGACCAGCCCCTTCGCGTAAGCCCACTTGCTGAACTCGCCGTAGTTGTGTCGTCCGGTGATCTGGATCCACGTCCTGCCCTTGAACCTCACACCGTCGCCTGCATGCGTGTTGCCGAGATCTGCTCGGCCCTCGTATGCGGCACCCGAGGCGTATTCCTCGGTGGCGTTGAAGTTCGCGGACTCATGCCCGGTCTGGGCATAGAACATCGCGATCCGGTTCACGTTGGTGGCGTCGGCCAGCTTCAGGCCCGACTGCATCGTCGGCAGGATCTGCTGCGCCTTGGTGACGCTGAGGCCCGTCGCCTGAGCGAGGTACTCGGCAGCCAGCACGTTGGGCTGAGCCGGGATGGCACCGTCTGCGCCTAGCAAGCCCAGAGCACGCTGTGTGGCCTCGCCAGCGACACCCGGAGGGTCACCGACTACATGAAGCTCTTGCTGCGCTCTGGTGACCGCTGAGGCGGTCAGATTGCCGTAGTCGCCGTCGACATCGAGGCCAGCGCCTCGTTCGTTGAGCTTGTGCTGCAGTGCGATGACTGCGGGGCCGGTGGAACCGATGCCCAGAGAGCCGACACCGCCGATAGGTCCGGGGAGGTAGGCCCACGCCGTGGCGTAGCTCGACTCGACCGCCATAGCGCGGTCTCCGGTCTGCAGACCCTTCGATCCGCCTGACTCGATCCGCATGCCGTCGAGTTCGCCCCACATGTGCGAGTTCGCACCGCCGCCAGGGCCGTGGTGGAACGCGATGCGAGCGGCAGCGTCAGCGGGGATGTCCCGCCAGTGAGCGACCCTGATCGTCCCGAACGGGCCGACCTGGCCGACATCGATGTAGCGGTAGGACTCGGTGGTAGCGCCCTCGGACTGACGACCTTGGACCCAGCGGCCATGCACCATCTCGAGGACGGTCTGCCAGACCTCCGAGCAGTCAGTGCCCTGTCGGACGTTCTCGGAGAGAGCGCCGCCGTAGACGTAGGGGTTGCCCAGCCGCGCTCGGATGAATGCCTTGGTGGCCTCGACGTTTGCGCGGGTGACCATCAGACCCCCAGGAACTTAGCCAGGAGCGGCAGCACGCGGTCATCGATCTCACCGGGGATCAGGTCCGGGTGGTTGACCAGGTACTTCACGATCTTCTTGAGCGCGAACGTGAGGATGGCGCGTTCGATCTTCGCCTTCATGGGGGTTACCTTTCGATTGGGTGTCAAGTGGCTGACATGCCAGGACTCGAACCTGGAACGTCCCGCTTAACAGGCGGGTGCTCTGCCGATTGAGCTACACGTCAGGGGCGGGGGCTCTGACCCGTTGGCCGGAGCCGCCCGCGTCCGTTCAGTAGGTGGACTACGCCTGTCGGGGCTGCCGGTAGACAATCCCGATCTGTTTGGGGTCACCGCCCTTGATCTCTCCCGTGGGGAGGAAGTAGACCTGCCATAGGCAGCGGTGGAACAGCTTGTCGGCCTCTTCGGACTCGATCTTGATCGACGCCTTGGAGCCGGTGAGTGTGAAGGGGAAGACCGTGAGCCGCTTCTTACCGGGCTCGAGGATTTCGGTATCGATGCGCTTCTGCGCCCCCGTCAGGCTGGCGGTGTTCGCAGTGGTGAGCGGAAGTGGTTGCAGCGCAAGGGATCCGAGGAACTCGATCTGGTATGTGCGGTTCCAGTAGAAGTCGGTGTTTACCGTGTTGACCGTTCCGGTCATACCGGCCACCGCGTTCACCGCGTTCTTCACTGCGGTGCCGACTACGTCGACCGCGAAGGTCACGACGCCGACCTCATCGAACGAGCGGATCGAGGTGACGACCAGCTTGAAGTTGAACGCGTCGGTGACGGTCATCTCGATGTTCACGCCGAACAGTTGCTCGAACGTGTCGAAGAAGTCGTTGACCGCCTTGTTGATCGTGTTCACGGTTTGCTCGGTGAGGGGCTTGCCGCTGTTGAGGTTGAAGGTCAGGGTCCAGGCCGGGTACAGCGACACCGGGTGGACGAACGCGTTACCCGCGCCGACGACGGCGGTGACGGCATCGTTGATGTCGCCTGCGAGCCCCTGCGGGTTCTCGGACACGTCGTTGTAGTCGATCGGTGCGGTGTTGCCCATACCGGCCGGGTTGAGCGTGTACGTACCGCCTGTGGCCCCGGTGATGTACACCTGGTGCAGCGCGTTGTGCTCGCCTCCGGTGAGTAGCTCGAGGAACAGTTGGCCAGCGGGCCAGGGGACCGGTTCCTTAGAGACGGGGTCGATGTTGTCGAACTCCCAGCGGAAGTCCCGGCCGTCGACCAGGAACAACGCATCTACTGGCAGTGCTGTGCCGAGGTCGGACATTGGGTTCCTTTCGTGGAGTCAACCCCAGAGGAGGGAGCGCCGGGTAGCGGCCAGCGCGTCAGAACCCCCTCCGGGGGACCATCAGCCTCCGTTTGCCTGCGCTTGAGCGAGGCGCTGCCTCAGAGCGTCGGTGACATCGAGAACCTTGCCGGTGGGAGAGTCACCGGGTTGGCGCTCGATCTCGAGCCTGACGCGGCGTCGATCGCCTTCTGTCAGCAGCAGAGCGGAGAGCATCTGGTTGATTGCGGTCAGCTTCATCGCGCCCATCGGCTTGCCGTATTGACGGGATGCGATCAGTTCTTGGTTCAGGGTGTAGAGGGTGAGCTTGGCGTAGGTCCAGTCAGTCGGCTCGTAGTACTTCACGGCGGCTGAGTTCTTGATGGATTCGTACATCTCGGTGATGAGCGGATGCGTCTCACCGTCGTAGCTCACGTCGCCCAACTCGGGGATCTGCACTGTACCGATGACAGTGATTGTCTCCGTTGGGTTTTCGGGTACGTTGCGTCGGACCCGTTCTTCGTCGCGCTTACCGATGGGGCCGCGAGTGCCAGCCATGTTGCCTCCTGGGCATGAGGCGGGCTCCTGGCCCGCTAGTTACGCCCCGGATGACGTTCTGGTGGTCGCTTCCTCTGGGCTCTAAGTTCCCGCCTGCGGGCGTTGCCCTCAGCGGATGATTTCTTCGCGTGACACCTGTGGCAGACAGCACGCAGGTTGGATCGGGAATGGTCGTTCCCACGGTTGATGTGATCGACTTCCGAGGCAGTGCCCAAGCACACGTCCTCAGTGCGAAGCTCGCAGATCCAGTCTGCGTCCCGTAGGACCGAGAGACGTATCGTCTCCCAGTCCGGGGGTAGGTCGTACCGGCGTCTCGAGGACGCCCAACTCATTCTGTTCGGGGTGTCCCGACAGGAACAGCGCCGGGGAGCATCGGGGGAAGCCCCTCTTCATCCAGACCCCAGGTCTCGATGTACTCGCCGGTCGTCTTGTTCACGGTGATGAATGGGCCGTCATCGACGTAGATGAACTCGTCGTCGGCCGCGTTGCGGCGTCCGTAGACCTCCGCGTAGCTGCCCGCGAGCACCTGGTAGAACTCCTCGTTCTCCCAGCCCCACGGGGCAACCTGGAAGTCGGCCTCGAGCGGGTAAGCGGAGGCCCGGTTGTCGGCCACGATGTCGCGAGCCTCTTCGAACGTGATCAATCTGGCCTCCTTGCCCATTCGACTGCTGCCCAGTAGAGATTCTTCAGATCTTCAGACCAGTAGTTCGGTGGTCCGATCGGACGGCCGGATCTTACGTCGTGCCAGCCCTGCGTGAACACTTCCTTCATCACCGGGTCGTTGTCGGTGATATTGCGCCTGGTCAGTTCCTTCAGGAGGTCGATGCGCTTGGGTGCGTTGCTCTCCTCGTTGGTGCGCTCCCGGATCCACTTGCCCAGCGACTCGCGGGGCTCGAGGTTGTCGGTACGCATGTGGTCGATCGTGGAGAACTTCATGACTCGGTCCATCCACTTATCGCCCTTGTTCCACTGATTGGGCTGGCCGTCGACCCAGTGGACGTTGCCGTCGCGGATCTCCCAGTTGAAGATGTGCGAGGACGTGCCGGTGTCCCAGCCGACGACGATGAATCCGCGAGCACCTTCCGGGTACAGCGACTTCATCTCGTTCTTGAGCTTGGCGAGCGTCTCGGCGGGGGTGCCGTTGTGGAACGTCATCTCCCACTCGGGAGTGGTGCCGTTGGGTAGCTGCCAGTTCTTGGCGATGTTGGCGACGCTGTTGTCCTTGATGTTCGCGGGCCGGGGCATCGCAGTCACGTCGTAACCGCGAGCCCGCATCTCAACCGCTGCAGCGGCGCGAGTGCAGTTCACATTCCACTGACGGTCGGTGAACTCACCGCCGTCGTGCTCCCCGTACCGGGGATTGACCGCCTCGATGTCCTGCGCCAGGCGTGCGTCGGTGTCGCGGCGCTTGTCGGCCTTCAGCCGAAGGTTGTCGGGCCACGGCTTCGGCTGCGCCGGGAGTGCGCTCCCGCCCCCGCCTCCTCCTTGACCGCCGCCGCCACCACCCTTGGTGCCTCCGGTGCTGTGGCTTGCGGAGCCCTTGCTGCCGCCACCACCTCCACCTCCGCCCCCTCCACCTTTACCGGTGGAGCCGCCGCCGCCCTGCTGGGCCTTGAACAGCGCCGTGCTGTTGCCTCGGTAGGTGCTGCGAGTGCCGCCTGCGCTACCCCGTCCTCCCATCGTGCTCTACCCGCCTTCGTCGTCTATCCCAGAAGGTCGGGTATTCCTGCACCTCCGGTAGGTCCATGTCTTCGCAGTGCCGAAGCTGGCCGTAGGCCAGGAGCAGTTGCGGTTGTGTGCGATCGATCAGTTCGCGGATGCCGTAGCGGAACAGTTCCTGGTCGACCTTGCTCGCCCGTATGCCGGTTGAGGAGATCGCGACCGTGGAGTTCGCCGGGATGCCGTCGAAACAGAAATTGAATGTGTCAGGCGTGCCCCAGCACGCCGTGGGAATGACTTCGATTCCCTCCGATTGCCAATACGCTCCGCACCAGCGGGCGCGGTAGACGTTCCAGATCTGTGCGGCCAGTGGCATATCGCGCCAGATGCTGAAATCGGGAGTGAGCGCCGCGCCAACCTCTTTTACGCGGGGCAGCAGACGCTCGGGGGAGGACCACGCGGTCTCGAACCGGTAATCGTCAAGGAAGAAGTGCAGAGCGCCGCCCGAAATGGCGGCGTATTCGCGATGACGCGGCATATTCCACGCCGCGAGGTTGGCCGGGACGAAGTCGGTCGGCCGGATGTCGGGGATCTGGTACGGGCTGGTGCTCTCGAACTGCATCCGCAGATTCAGCACATCGAACTTGCCCGGTTGCGAGTCCCAGTTGATGGACGAGCGGGTGCCGAACAATTGCGACACCCCTCTCTAAGCCGCGCTTCAGGCGCGGCGCTAAGATCCGGCGGTTGCCGGATCAGTTTATGACCGGCCCTCAAAGGCCGGTCTTATTAGCGAGCGCCCTTGGTGGGCGCTCTTAGAAGGCGCTGAAGCGCCTGATCGGGGCCATAAAGGCCCCTCAATATATATATAGGCGTTAGTCGTTAGGTCTTGACGCCCAACCAGATGGATGTGATGACGGTCACTCATTTAGAGCAGGCGGGCTCAGAGGCCCGCAGGCGATTCTGGGGTACGGAAGTACCCGGCTGCCGGTGTTCGACGGCCTGCGAGGCCCACAGCCTCGCTGCGGCGTGCTCCTGGGCGCTCTGTGGTCTCCGATCGACTTGGAAACCCGTACAGGATGGCTCGGACGCA